TTACCCCATATCCGACCGCTTGCAATTGAAGACCGTGCCCGGATCGACCGCCCGCAGCACCGGCACCTTGCCCACGAACGTCACCCCGGCACTTATCAGACGCCACTCCCCCGCCTTGAACAGCTTGAAGAGGTTCGTGACTTCATCGCCTGCCGCGGGAATGGCATTGAAGACGTAGACCGGCTCGCTGCCCTGGGTCTCGTCCATGCTCAGCAACTCGGCCCGCATCTTGCCCATGGTGTCCGTGTCTTTGGTCCTCTGGCGCACGATGTCCATGTTGACGGTGCGAGAGTGCTCGTCGATCGAGATCCTGCGGATCCAGGGCGCCGGCCCTGCGCTGTTGTGAGCTGGCACGCATGCGATTGTTCCGGCTGCGGCCGAACCTGCTGCTGCGGCGAAGAACAAGTGAAGGGCGAAGTAAGTGGGCTTGAGTTTCATGCTCGGTTGAGGCTCCTGGGTCGAAGGACATGCATCTATACTCCCGCCTGTCGTCGCTCGCAGGCATGCAGTCGGCGACTTGCCAGATGCGGGTGTAGTTCAATGGTAGATCTGCGCCCTCCAGTGAAAACACCGCAGTTTCACTGAAACCTACGCCAAAAGCTACGCCGCTGCGGCATCTCCCTCCCGCCATGAAAGTCTCCGACCTCGCCGGCTCGCAGCTCGATTTCTGGGTCGCCAAGGCCGAGGGTGTCGAGGCCAGCGTCGACACCCATCTGAAATTCATGCCCTCCACGGACTGGGCCCAGGGCGGCCCCATCATCGACCGCGAGGGCATCCAGGTTGCGCCGATGCCGGCCAAGGGCGGTGCCTGGTGCGCGGTCTCCATCGGCCGCCTGCCGAACCGCGCCGGCAGTTCCAATGGAGCATGGGTGGAGGGGCCGACGCCGCTCATCGCCGCGATGCGCGCCTACGTGCGCGCGAAGTTCGGGCCAGAGGTTGAGTAGCGTGCAATCGCGTAGAGCGCTAGCATGCCGCCATGCTGTGGAAGCGCGCCAAGCCTGTATACGGTGAAGTCCCGGTCGACCCGGAGGAGTGGTGGCACGAGTTCTGTCGCGAATTCCACGAGTTGTGCCACGGCCAAGTCGATAGCGAATGGCTCTCCACGATCTGCCAGACCATCTACCCGCTCGCACGCGAGCAACATCCGCGAACCACTGCAAAGCTGATCTTCACTGCCCTTATGTTCGAAATGCCGGAGTTTGTGGAGGCTGAGCACGCCGCGCGGACCCGCAATCTTCGGCTTAAAGCCGCCGGGCTCTGGATGGCGCGCTGCACGGGACGGCGGCGCCTTCGGTAGCGTTGCTCAGAACGGCAGGTCTTCGGCATCGGCGCTCGAGACCGCTGCAGCTGCTTCCTCTCGTAGGTCCTGGGCAGCCGCAGGCCCAGCATCGATCAGGTCGACGGGAATCAGTTGCACCATCTCGCGCGCTTCCTCCGGGGTGCACGTCAGCCACCGGTCGAAGTCGTGCTCTTCGATCGCTACCACGGAGCGCTTGTCCTGCACCTCGAGCGGCTTCTTCGTCGTCCGGTCGATCTCGGGCCTGTGCATCCGGGACATGATCGGATGCAGGTTCGCATTGATCGTGAGCATGGTGTAGCTCTCCCACACCTTCTCGGTCTCCAGATCCTTCCAGGTGCTCCACAGACCGGCCAACCCCCAAGGGCGGCCGTCCGCGCGCCGGAAGCGCCACCATTGGTTCTTGCCCGACTCCCAGTTCGGTTCGTCGAAGCTCCAGGCCGGGATGATGCAGCGCCTGCTCAGCTTCCATGAGTCCTTGAAGGCCGGCTTCTTCTCGATGCCGGCGAAGCGGGCGTTGTGAGTAGCCAGCTCCTTACCTTTCGTCTCACCCTTGCGCGGCGGCGCCGTCGGAACATGGCTGCTGGACCAGGCAGGAATCAACGACCACTGCCCCACCGCGATCTCGCGCTCGTACTCCGTCTTGTCGACGGCACGACGCATGAACGGCCCGGTGTACATCGGCCGCATGCTGCGCAGCCACCGCTCGGCAGTGCGGGCGCCGATGTACCAGGCCGCCTCGATCTCTCGGTCCTCGGGGGATATGTAGCGGGTGCACATGCGTTCATCCTCTCAAGCCATCACGCCAATTGACCATCCGCCGCAGCTCGGCAAAGCCAGCCTCCAGCGCCTCCATGTAGGTGCCGAACGCCGCGGGGCTGGCCTTGAACTCGTCGTATCGGCGTGCGTCATCCTTCGATTCGATCAGCACCCAGTAGAAGTGGCCAGGCTCCTGCTCGTCGACGGTCAAGGCGATTTGGCGGAGGTGATCCATGGAAACATTCTGCACGCTGGGACCTGTTGACGGCCGAAAAGCCGAGGAAGATACTGTATCTCCATACAGTCTTTTGGAGATCACCATGAACGAAGAGCACCGCCGCCTGATGGCCCGCTCTGACTGGACAACCCGCTTCGACCGAGAGTGGAGGCGCCTCTCGGAAAGGTCTTTTGACCCCGAAGACGGCGACTCCATGGCCCTCACCCTCCACCCGCTCTTTGGGCACCGCCCTGCCGAAGAAGCTGCACGCGACTACTGGCAGGCCTGCCAAGCGCCAGGCCAGTGGGAGAACCACCCGAAGCGCCAGATCGAAGACCTCGCCAGGCAGCATGGACTGGTGCCTGAAGGCGCCGTCGTGCCCGAGGCTCTGCAGAGCTTCGCCGCAGGGGTGGGCGAGCTCTGCGCTTTCGTGGGCGACCGCTACCGCGACCCCCACATCGGCAGCGCCGGCGACGCAATCCGGGCCCGGTATGGACTGGTGCCGTTCTGATGAAAGACGTCGAGTACTTCACCTTCATCGTGCCACCTGACATCTGGCGCAAGAAGCCTGGCCCATCGAAATTTAAGATGAGCGCCGAGTACGCAGCCAAGGTCTACCCGGGATCGACGCCGATTCTCAGCACCCGCGAGGTGCGGAGGCTGCCGACAACGCCTCAGGAATTGGCCAATGCAGGCCGAACCCATGGAGATGGCGTGAATCGGCGCCCCATGACCGAAGCCCGGATCGGCCAGATCCTTCAAGAGTACGAAGCGCGCCTGAAAAGGGAGAAAGCGGAGAAGCAAATAGCGTCAGGCCTACCTCCCAATTGAGCGCGTCGGCGCGCCGACCTGATCGCGCTGCGCGACCGCTACGATCAGGGTATGGCAACCCTGTACCTCACGATGACCGAAAAGCTCTCCGCCCACTGGAGAGCCAACAACAACGCATACCCGCAGAAGTTCGTGCTCAGCACTGCGCTGCGCGATGAATACATCCGCGACCTCGGACTTATCACGAGCAACCACGGCAAAACCGTCCCGATGCCCGAGAAACACATGGGCGTGCCCATCGAGGTAGTCGAGAACACACCAGGCGTGATGGTGGCCGCCGACGGCACCGAGGTTGCGCTACAGCAATGAGTCAGCATACTGACGCCATGCCCACCCGCCCCCGCGTCTACCTCGCCGGCCCGGATGTCTTCCGGCCGGATGCTGCCGAGCACTTCGCCTTGATGGCGGCTGTCTGCGAACGGCTCGGCCTGGAAGCGCTTTCCCCGTTCGATGCATCGATCAACGCCGGCACGTCGCCGCACACGATCTACGCGAAGAACATGGAACTGCTGCGGTCCGCCCAGGGCGTCGTCGCGAATCTTGCGCCCTTCCGCGGCGCGGAGCCGGACTCAGGCACGGTGTTCGAGGTCGGCGTGGCGTCCGCGCTCGGTCTGCCCGTGGTGGGCTACGGCGCCAAGGGCGTTGGCGTCATCCTGGTCAGCGCGGCGACGCTCGCGCCGACTGCCGAGGACGCGCTGCAGGTGATGGCTGGGAGGCTCAAGTCCTAGCAGGCTGCATGTGCTCCAATGGGGAGAAATATTGGAGATGAGGAATGTCCATGCTGAAGTCTCTCGTGTTGCAGATCGCACCGCTGCGCCGCCTGTACGAACACCGCGACCACTTGGCCGCGCAACTTGATACCGAGTCTCGCGCGCACAAAGATCTTCAGCGGAGGATCGACGAGGGGGATTTCCGCAACCCGTTCCATCACTTCACCGCCAACTTCGACGCCATCGGGACGATGAGGCGCTACGCGGCGCCCGATCCACAACCGACGCCTGGCCTCGTGACCAACTGGCTTGGCGTGAAGATCGACCCGAAGGTCTACCCTCCAGTGCTTGAGGGACTTGCTGGGACCGTCGAGCCCATGCCAAACCCGAACAACTGGCATGCCGACGTCGCCGAATGGGCCGCAGCGCTGCAGTCCGTCGACAACGCCAACCCCGATTCGTTCACCATGATCGAACTGGGATGCGGCTGGGGCTGCTGGATGAACAACACGGGCGTTGCTGCGCGCAGCACTGGCCGGCGCGTGCACGTCATCGGCGTTGAAGGCGACAAAGGCCACCTGGACTTCGCGCGTGAGTGCCTGATCATGAACGGCTTCGCTTTCGAGGAAGTCACGCTGGCCCATGGAATTGCCGCATCTCGAGGTGGTGTCGCCCTATTCCCGCGTCAAGGCGCGGCTGGAGGCACCTGGGCGCTTGCGCCGATCTTCGGCGCGACCCACGAGCAACTGGCGGAAGCAGCAGCGGCAGGCACGCACGACGAGTTGCGCATGATTCCGCTAGCCGAACTGGTCGGCGACCACCCGCGCATCGACCTGCTTCACATCGACATTCAGGGCGGTGAGGCCGACCTCATCGACGACTGCATCGACCTGCTGAACGACAAGGTTGCCTACATGCTGGTCGGCACCCACTCGAAGCAGATTGAAGGCCGGCTTTACGCCACCTTGCTGAAAGCGGGTTGGCGCCTCGAGATGGAACGGGCGGCCATCTTCGACGTGAAGGAGCGCATCGAACCATTCATCATGGTCGATGGCGTACAGGGCTGGCGCAATCCGCGCCATGTGCGCATCGACGCCTGAAAAGAAAAAGGCCCCCAGCCTTCCGGCTGGGGGTGTGGTCAATGCGGAGTGGGCAACCTACCGGCTGGGAGGCTGTAGTCCGTCGGCGATGCGCTCGCAGCTGGCACCGCGGATGGCGAGATCGTCAGCGTAGCCGCCGATTGCTCCCGCAGCCTCGTCAGTCCGGCCGTACAGCTGGGCAAGCAGATCGAGGGGATCGGCACCTGGCTGACCCTTGCCTCCGGTGGCAGGCGAGGGATCTTGGCCGGCTCGGCGGACTGCTGCGATATAGGCGGCGAGCTGGTCGCGCAGCCTGCTAGCAGCAGCACTAGCGACAACAGCATCAGCACGGGCTTGAACGAGTTTCGAATTTGCATCTTGGGCCTCTTTGTCGGCTACTGCCTGCTTGCGTTGCTCCTCGTTGCGCTGTGCGCGGTCGGCGAGGATCCTGTTTTCTGCGGCGGTGGTCTTCCACTCGGAGAACTCGAGCTTCGCGCGCACGACGTTCGCCTTGGCGTTGCTGACCTGCACGCGCTGACCAAGCAAGCCGACCAGCAGCAGAGCGATGATCAGAGGCTGCACCCACCAGGGGATCAGCTTTCCAAAGAAGCTCATGGCGTTCTCCAGCCAGCGCACAGCCGGCATTTGTTGCGCGTCGCGGCGCCAAGGAAGACACGGTTGCAGTCGCAACACACGCTCCACTGCGTCGGCTTGTCGAAGTCGTCGGGCCAGTCCCGGGGCTGCGCGGCGGCGCGTCGCTCGTCGACGTCGAGATCGGAGTTCATGCAAGCGCCGCGCGTGCCTTCGCGGCAAGCGCTTCCACGTCGGCCACGCCGAAGTACCCGCCGTTCACGACCTTGCGCACGGCACGCGTGTCGCCCAGTTTCGAGTCCGGCACCTTGCCCTCCCACCACTTGATGCAGAACTCGAGCGCGAAATGCGGCTGCTCGGCCAGCTCGGGTAGACCTACGAGATCCTGGCCGACCAGGTCGCCAAGCCATCGATAGTTGTCCTTGCCCGTAATACCGATCGGCGTGCGGCCCGGGTACTTCGCGCCGTCGCCGCTACCTTCGGGCCCGTTACCCATCCGGCCGCCGTAGCAGGCTTCGAAGAAGCGCACCTCGTTGCGTGCGAGCTCATCGGCACGCGGCACCAGCGAGCGCCACCGCGTGCCGGCCGGGCTGGCGTTGCCAAGTTGCCGGATTCGGTCTGCGCTGTAGCTGCCACTTTCCTTCATCTTTTCGAGCATCGCGCTCTCATGCAGGATCGTCGGCAGGAAGTCGGTCAGATCCTTGTCGCCGGCGCTGAAGGTGTTGGGCCTGATCGTGTCGGCGAACACCGGGGCCCAGCGGATCGCCGTCGGCGCGCGGACGCCGCAGGCCTGCAGGATGCACAGCCAGTCGGCCACAGTGCGCGTGGTCATGGCTTCACCACGTTGATCTGCACTTCGTCTGAGTCCGCCGTCGTGCTCACCTGTCCGGTCTTGACGGCCTGCTTGAGCGCGGCGGCACGCATCGCCTTCTGCTGCCACGCCTTCGCGATCGGCAGCAGCACCAGCAGGATGAATGCCTGCAGCGCGGTCTTGCCTTCGGGCGACAGCCTCGGGATCAGCACGCTGGCCATGTCCCAGTGATCGAGGGCCATCTGCAACCAGTCGGGCAGGTACGGAACGATGGTGGCGGACATGCCCACGTAGAGGGCGACGCTGCGATACCAGGCCGCAACGATGTGTGCGTCATACCAGGCGGTGAGGCGATGCTTTATTGGACTCATGGAACTCTCCTCGTGGGGGGCGGTGGGCTGTAACTCGGCGCGCTGTTCTGCGCACCTTGGCTCGACTTGAGGGCTCGCATGTCGCCCTCGATGTTTTCCATACGGAAGCGCAGCAGCGCCTGTTCGCCGGCCAGCGTGGTGACCTGTGTGTTTCCAGCTTTCACGGTGACCTGCAACTCGGTCACGTCCTTGGCGGTCTGGCTGGTGGTGAAGTACATGCTGACCAGCAGCCAGGCCACGCCGCCGGCCGTCGTCAGGAGACCCCAGAGGGGAACGCGCATGTCGATGTACTTGCGGCTGCTGTCGCTCGTGTCGTTGGGCTGCTCATTGGCCATGTCTGTTGTCCCTTCAGGCAAAAGAAAACCCGCCGAAGCGGGTGGTTGATTCACGCAGCCTTCAACCTCGGTGAATACCTTCGGGGTCGATCTCATCGAGTAGCGCCACGCGGATCGAGAGCGCCCAAACCTGGCGCCATCCGGCACTCCCGTTGCTCAAACGCCAGAGGCGGGTGGACAGCGTCCATTCGCGCGGCAACTCGCGGAACACGATGGTCCCGGCCACGACGTTGACGAAGAAGTCGAGCACCAGCCCGACGGCCAGCGTCAGGTAGCCGAAGACCTTGATCCACGGCTTGCCTTCGAGGCCTGCAGCGTCGCGAACCATCTTCAGGCGCATCACTGCGGCGTAGAACACCCACAGCAACCACACCGAAAAGACGACTCCAAACCCGACCTGAACAGGGAAAAGTAGGTAGTTCAATTGACGGCCTCCGAGAAAGCCTTTCTCACCTCAACCGGAAGCGCGGCGGCGAGTTGGAGGTAGCGCGTCTTGACCGTGAGGCGCATGTCCTCGAAGGTCATGCAGGCCGAGAGATCGAGGTCGGTCAGATCTCGCAGGCCCTGCTTGGCGGTCTCGATCACCTGGGCTCGCGCCATATCACCGTTCACAAGCGCCGACGACTGCAGCCCATCAAGGATGCTGATGATCGGTTGCCGTTGGATGCGAATCTCGGCTTTGGCCTGCTCGACCAGGGCGGCATGTGCGGGGCCGACTGGCTCCGCAAGAACATTTCCCGCGGCGATCCATTCCTTCACGGCCTGGTAGTCGGAGTTCTGCTCGTCGAAGGGGATGATCGCTCTGTCGGCGTCGCGCAGGATGTAGGTTTCGAATTTGGTGTACATGATTTCAAAGCTCCGAAGATGCAGTCCAGCCACCGATCCATGCGATCGTTCCAGTGGCGATAGGTGTGGCGAACCAGGTGAGTCCGTCGGGAGTGGCGCTGCGGGCGTCGAACGCCGAGCAATTCGTGCTGGCGCTGACGGTGTAGGTAAGCGTCGGCGTCGCGCGCTTCGTGACCTTGAAAGGGACTCGCACACCGGTGCCGTTGCCGGTTGAGTTGTAGGCCTGCAGCTCGCCGCCGCCGGTCTCGTAGTACCGCTGGCACAGAGCGAGTTCGATTTCAGGATGGCGGCGCTCGAAAGGCGTGGCCACCGTGCCCAACTCGAATTGGGTCAAGCTGACGGCGCCGATGAACTGAATCGTCACGTTGGTGTTTGCTGGAAGCGCCGCGGTGTTGCCTCCATTTGCGATCGCAACCCCATTGACCTTCGCAGTCCCGGCGCCCGTCCAGCTCAGCGTGTACACGCCGCCGACAATGGCTGCCCCTTCGATAACCTGCTCCCCGCCACCCGCCGGGAAGGTCACCGTTCGATCTGGAGCGGCTGCGCCAAAGGTAGCGTTCTGGCCAGAGGTGACGATGCGCCAACGATCAAGCGTGTATTGATTCGCGCCGCCTGTCGCAGCGCCCGAGACATAGCTGCGCTGGTTGATTGCGAAGTTTCCGTTGATCAGCAGATTCCGGAAGCTGATCACGGAACCGATGCCGAACGCATTGCGTGCCTCGGCGGCATTGCCGGTCCCGCCAAGCAGGCCAGTGACGTAGTCCCACAGCGCGCCTATGCCAGTTCGGAAAACGGCGTTCGACGGATTGGGGTAGGTATCAGCAAGCGCCGTTCTTGCAGGAGGTGCGGACATGGAATGCCTTTCGGAAATGAAAAAGGCCACCCGAAGGTGGCCCGAAGGTCGAAGCGAAGAGGACTAGTAGCCCTTGAGGGTGATGTCGACAGTTGCCCCGCTAACGGAGGTGTGCGCAGCGTTGTAGGCCGTGACCTTTGGCGTGAGGTTCGGCGTCTTCGTCGACTCCGCCGTGATGGCGCCGCTGCCATTGGCCTGCAGGGTGATCTGGATGGTCTTGATCACCGTAAAGTCTTTGGTGTAAGGGATGAACGTGCCGCCGGCAGCAACGGCAAGGTCGGAGATCTCCTCCTCTATGTCCGGCGCATCGATGGTCAACACCATCTCCTGCAGGATTCCCCTTTCAATGCCGGCGCCTATGGTCACGCGGAACTGGTAGACCTCATTGGCGGCCACCAGCTGCCCAGGCCATGGCTGCCATGCGCCCGGCCCGTCGAAGAACGGATCCGCATCGGGGCCGTACATCGGATCGTTGTCGGCGCCGTAGAGAGAGCCAGGCCCAGAAAGCCGGTAGTCGATGTGAAGATCGGTCCCTTGGCTTTCGATGGCCAGCGTCATGATCGACCCGGCGAGCGCCGAAACAATGGGGATCTCCTGCGTCACGTAGACCATTTGCCCGTAGGAGCTTGGCTCATAGAACGAGTCCAGATCAGCGCCATAGAAACTCTGGTCATCAGTGCCGTAGAGGGAATCCAACGCGTTCGCCGTTGGCTTTCCACCCACGAGCGTCCAGCCGCTCTGCTCGCCTGGCTGGTACGGCCACCCCAATGCATCGAAGTCCCATTCCTCGATCACATTCGCGATGGGCGAATCCCCGAGGTTCATGACGATATTTGCGGTCACCTGGGACTGATTGCCGCTGGTGTCCTGCGCCTTGCCCATGATCGTGACCACACCGCCCGGCCGCGTCACCAGATCGTAAGGACTCTCGGTGATCAGGCCGTTGTGCAACGCCGCCGCACTGCCCCAATCGGTGTTGTTGCCGTACTGGAAGCGGAACACGAAGCCGGCCAAGTCGGGAACGCGCCGCGGCATCGTCCAGGACATCACGCTCCCCGAGATCGTGAGGTCCTCGATGTTCGGCGGAGGCTCAGTCTTGCCGACGACCTGGTGAAGCTGCTGCACACCCCAGTCACTGGACGCAAGGCTGTTCTTCACGCGCACTTTCACCAGGATCAATGCGCTGTCGTCAACACCCGTGAACTTGACTTGCGTGGAGTCACCAGGGGACTCGATGCTGATCCAGGGGCCGTCCGGCAATACCCGGTATCGCAATTCAACGACGCCTCCATTCAAAACGGAGTTGTCCAAGATCGGCGACCAGGTGACGCGCACGCCGTTGACGATGGTCCCATCCGTCTGGACGATCAACTCATCCTCGCCACTGCTGATCGACAGGATCTGCGGCGGGTAGATCTCCCACGGCTTGGGCAGTCCGGTATTGGGCGCGTAGCCGCCGGGCAGGAAGCCGCCTCCGATTGCGAAGATCGCCGAAGTCGTCTCCTTGAGCGTCAAGACAACTCGACCGTCCGGAATGAATGTCCGGGCCATCACACGGAACTCTTTTGCGTTCCAGCCGTAGCGCGCAATCGTGAGCGTCACACCATCGAACAGCTCGATGGGATAGGCCTTCATCTTGAACGAGAGCGTGACCGTCAGCGGATCTCGGCTGTCGCGCAGCATCACCTCAGCGATGTGGAAGGCCTGCGGCGCGTAGAACACGCCCGGCATGGTCACTTCCTGCGAGATCTCAGCGCCGTCATCTGCGACCAACGCGTCTGCGCGGTAAGGCGTGATCGGGGTCTCAACGTAGTTCGCGGCCTGATCCCAGATGCGGATCGCCACCATGTTGAACTTCTCGTTCCGAGGGCGATGCGGACTGATCGTCGTCGGGTTCTGCGAACCCGATCCGTCATTACTGCGCTGCACGGTCGCCAGGTCGTGCTCGTAGAGGTTAAACACAGGGAGCTGGTAGACGCCTGCCCGGACGAAGTACTCACCCGCTGCATAAGCCCACTCGCCCCCCATGGACTGCGCCAGATCGTCGAGAGCATCGCGTGCCGTCGACCCGAACGGCAAGACGATGGCGGCACGGTACAGGTTTACCAAGTCAGTACCGGTGTAGCTCACGGCCAGCGCGCATGCGTTCGTGGCGGCGATGATGCGAGCATCTTCCGCGGCCGTCAGAGATGTGCGTTTGCCGAACTGCGGATGCAGCATGACATGGCGCATCAGGAGTGGAGGCATCTCCGACCACTGCGTGACACCAGTGCGCGGGTCGTACACCTTGGCGCCTCGTATCCTAGCCGTCACGGTCGGAATGCCAGACGGCAATGCCCCGTCGTTGTATGCGAACTGGCAGACCAGGTAGGCAACGCCGGCAGCGCGATGAGCCTCTGTCCAGACGCCACCCAGCATCGCCACGAGTTCACCGTCAGCGGCTTGACCGGGCGATCCAAGGTGCTTGGTGATGCGAACGAACGAATTGAAGCCAGAGTACTGGTAGTACGCTCTGTAAATCTGCCCTGGGATAATGGCTTCGGTGATCGTCACCACATTTCCAGAGACGCTGAACTCGGTGACATCCGTGACGCCGATCCCACCGAAGAACTCACGGGTCACTTTGACCGAATCCAAAACAGGCGTGTGCGACAAGGCTGAGGTCGAGCCGCCCAACACCTCGTTCGCGTCAATGTTGGCAGCTCGGCCGTATGGCGCCGTGATCACCTGTCCAGCGTCGTTGATTTCGACGGGCTGATCATTCAGGTAGATCTGCTCGTAGGCGTCGATCTCGTGCGAGGCCATGGCCACGCACATGATGAACAGTTCCTTGTACTGACCAACGCTGGTCTTGAAGAAGACGTGGCCGCCCTTGCGCACCATCCCGAGCACTAGTTCGCGCTGCGCGACCGTGCTGGGCACGTTGGCCAAACGGTCGACCTGTGCTGCATCGAACTGCGCACGGGCCGCCCGCTCCGCCTTGCGTTTCTGGTAGCTACTCAGAGCGAGCGTACCGACCAGCGTGATGGCGTAGGCCGCTAGCGTGATGGCAGTCGTGACGACGCCACTCGTGAAGACTGCCGCCAATCCATATGCAATTGCCTGTGGCATTAGATTTTCCAAGCCGCGAGCGCAGCGTCCATGCCAAGGGCGACCATCCCAAACTCACCCGGCGCCATGACGTTGACACCGTTGCAGATCCCGAGCATCTCTCGGCCTTCATTCATCACCAGCACCACATCTCCAACGCCTGCCAACAGCTGGGACACCGGCTCTCCGAGGTGCGCGGCGGCGAGCGCCTTCAGATCGCCTGCTTCAGCGATGCGACGAAGCGCCCCCACCTCAGTGCTGTATCGCTCAACATCGGCCATCGGGTTGACACCGCTGATCGCCTCCACCGCGGCGGCAGCGAACGTGCAGCAGTCATTCGAGCCCCATGCAAAGGGCATGCTTGCGCGCGCCTTGCCGAAGTCGGAAAAGCGCTGTTGCCAGTCTTTGAGTCTCATCAGCGGCTATCGATGTAGTACTGTTTGGTGGGCCATACGATAGGCACGTTGGCCTGCGAGACCACGAATTCGAACGCCCGATCTCCCGGATAGAGATATTGCTGGTCCGCGTTGCTTGTCGTGAGTGCGTTGCCGCGAAGCAGGTCGACCGCAGAGCTCTCGGCAGTGACTGTGATCGAGCAGGTGTCGCCGTCTTCCTCGATGGATAGGGTGTCCACGCGGCCGTCCCAGTCGATCGGCGCATCCAACACAGTGCCGCCGTCCATGATCGCCAGCCTGATGGTCAGCGGAGCCCCCTGCACGATGCTCGAATCAGCGAGCGCCAACGCAATGGCCTCCGTCGAAACACCGGACATGGTCAACTGAAGGCCGCGCACCTCGCCTGGCCCGTCGTCGATCGGGCTGACACTGCCAAGCCCTGCCCCCCCAAGATATGTCACTCCGCCGAAGGTGATCGGGCTGTTCGACGAATTCAACGCGATCGGCACCCCAGGAAACTGAAAATAGACCAGTTGAACGATCGTCAACTCTGGGGCAGCGAGTGCGGCCACCGCGGGCGCTGAGAGCGATCTCATCCGACAGCCTCGACGAAGTCCAGCGAAACGCCTTCTGCGTAACCAGGGAAGTATTGGAAACTGGCCTTGACGACCTTGCGGAAGGGCACGGTTGGTCGATCCCAAGTGACAGACTCTCCGCCCACCAACGGACGTCTCAGTCGATTCACCAACGGGACGACCAGGCCCACGCCATCAGCCACGCAGTCATCACGGACCATCAGCAGCATCCCGCTCACGCCGATCATGTCGCCCGCGAGCAGCGTGGAACCCGCTGGTGTACCAATCAGGATCGAATCCGCACCGACCGACGCCGCGCCGGCAACCGGGCTGCCGCGCATCGTGCCCAACGGCTGTCTACGTGCCCAGTGGTAGAGCGAGACCGTGTTGGTCTGACCGCGCAATGCATTCAGGAAAGCCTCGTTTCTCGCCGCGTTCTGCTGCGTGCCAACGGGCAGCGTGAGTGAGATCGTCCATCGGTCATTGAGCAGATCGACCACCTGCTCACTGCCGCCGAATGGCGATGCAAACGCGCGCTGCACCGTTTCCAACTGCATCGAGAATGACGCTGGCCTGAAGCTGCTGGGAAGCGTGAGAAGCGTCATGCGTCACCCCCGTATCCACGGCTGCGCCCGTACCGCGCTGCCGTCTGGCGCTGCACCGTCTGCATGGCTTCGATCACCATGCTCTTCGTCGCCACGTCGCCGACCGTGAGGTTGTAGATGGTGTCTCCACCATTCCCACCCGCACCGTTGAGAGCGTGATTCGGGACGATGGTGCCCGGCACGCTGGGAATGAACAATTCAGGACCGCGCTCGCCGACCATGCTGGGAACACCGACCGGGGGGTTGCCGCCGTCTGCAAAGAACTTCATGCCGCTCAGCCAGTTTCCGATGCCACCAAGCAGGCTGCTGCCCCCAGAGCCGCCGGTAATCGCGAGCCCGGAATTTCCAGACAGACCGATCTGGCTGAGATAGTCGGCGTCTCCACTCAGCGCACCACCTCTACCGCCGCGACTGAGCGCATCCAATAGCCCGTTCGCAAGCGGCTTGGTGATGGTCTGTTGGATCGCGATGCGCGCCAGATCCGCAATGATCGAATTCGCCAGGCTGGAGAAACTGACCTTGCCGGTGGTCACGAACTGAACAAGCGCATCCTCGGCGCCCTTGAGTCCGCTCGAAAGCGCCTTCTCCGTGGTTGCTGCCACGTTGTCGAGCGCATCTACATAGTTGGCCAGCGCCGTCGTGGCACCGTTCTTCCAATCTGCCTGCTTCGACTTCAGTGCATCAAAATAGGCGGTCTGCGCCGCCAACGCCTTGTCGAGCGCACCCTTGATTCGATCAACCTCATCCAGGTAGTCTTTCGAGCCAAGCTGGTTCTTTTCCGCCGCCTGCTTGTTGACCTGGGTGAGGTAGCGCTGAAATTCATTGCGAATGGACTTCTGCGCCTCGACCTCTTGGCGCGCACGGTCGCCGAGTCCGAATGCTCCGAGCGCGCGGTCGTTCTGCTCGGCGCGCCCCTGCTGTGCAGACTCGATCGAGATGTTGACCGCTTCCACGGCTCGGGCGAACTGCTGCGCCTCTTCCTTCGACCGCTTGACGATCTTCTCGATTTCCTTCTCGTATTCGATCTGGTTCGAGAGGGCGACGTTCTTGTCGAGCTGGGCGCTGATCGCTTCCTTGTTGGCCAGCAGGCTCTTCTGATCCGCCGTCAGGATCTTCTTTTCTTTCAGGTCGGCGATCAGTTGCTGGAACTCGACCTGCTTCTTCTGCGCATCGGTGAGCTTTTCCTCGCCCGCGAGCTGCGCGGCCAGCGACGCCTCGGTTTGTCGCAACTGCTCCAGGAACTTCGTTGCGGCGTCGTCCTGAACGGACTTTTCCTTCGGCGTCTTGGGGTCCTTGAACTTCTCGTTGATATTCGCTACCAGCTTGTCGTACTGATCACCGGCCAGCGGCTTGCCCAACGTCTTGAAATCCCGGTCCAGATCCGCCAGCGCCTTCTTCCGCTTATCGGCATTCGTGCGCACCTCATCGGAGAGGGTCTTCAGCCGATCGGACGCCGAGATCCTGGCCGCCTCGGCGCGCGTGCGCTCACCCTCGGCCGTTGCGTTGTCGAACTCGCGCACCTGCTTGCGCTGTAGGCCCGCGATCTGCTCCTGCAGGCGTTGATTGCCCTTTTCGAATGCCTCTCCCGTCAAGCCATTGAGCGCACCACGCGAGCGACGGTCCGCGAGCGTGGCCTGTGCATCGGCCAGCAGCTCGCCTGTGGTCTTCGGGCGCCCAAGGCCCTGCATCAGGTCCCAAGCCTCCTTCGCGTCGTGCGCCAGCATGCGCCAGGCACGGGCAAGCACTCCGGCCTGCGCCTCGACCTGGCCGAGTCGCGTGGTGGTCGCATTCGCGTACGTGGACTGCGCCAGCGCCGCGGCCTCCTCCTTCTTGCCCTGATCCTCGAGCGCGCGGATGCGGTCGTACGTGGTCTGATTCAGGTAGTGCATCTGCTCGTTGAGCTTTGCAGATGCTTTCGCCGGCTCGTCGGCCAGCTTCTCGAACACATCGATCGCCTTGTCGACAGAGGTGCCGAGAACTCGATTCATCGAGACGACAGCCGCTCCGACGTCGGTCATCGACGCGCTCGCGATCTTTCCGCCCTCTGCCATCTTGGCCAGGGCCTCGGCCGCCTCCCCTTGTGTGCCCGTGACCTTGGCGATGTCCGCAGCCATTCCCTTCAGCTGGTCGGTGGTCAGGCCGAGATAGTTGCCCGTCAAGGTCAAAGCCTTTGCGTAGGCCTGCGCCTCCTGGCTGCCTTGGTACATGGCGACTGCCAACGCAGCTACCGCGGCAGCTGCCAGGGTGAACGGCGTGACCATGCTCGCGATGTAGCCGCCGAGCGCGCGCGCTGCGGGGCCGACGCCGCCGAACATGTCCTTCAGCTGGCCACCCTGCTGCAGGAACACCGTCAACGGCGCTTGACCGCCCTGCAGGCTGGTGACGATGTCGGTGAACTGAGCCGGCACGCCGCGCAGCGCAGCTGCCGTCTGCGCTGCGGATACACCGACCTTCTGTATCGCCGGCGCCGTCGCGTTCAGCGCCTGCTCGGCCAATCGCTGCTTGGCGTTGACCGCATCCAGCTGATCCAGGTACGGCTTGAGCGCGCTGACGTCGATGCCGCGTTGAGCGGCCAGAGCCTCGAAGTACTTGGACCCCGAGCGACCGCCTGCATCCAACGCGGCCGTCGTCCGCTGGATCGAGCCGATCATGTTCTTCGTCGCGGCTTCCAGCTTGGCCGACGATCTCTCGCTTTGGTCACCTATCGGCTTGAGGCCCTCAGAAGCCTTCTTGCCCTCGGTGACTGCGGTCGCGCCGAGGTCGGCAAGGGACCGCTTCGCTTTGGCGACGCCGGTCTCCACGCCAGTTGCACCGACGCCCAGCTCAATCTGCTTTTTTAGATCGGTCATCAATGCCTCGGAAAGAAAGGAGCCGCCCGCAGGCGGCTATGGTTTTGCGGAGCGCATGACCTCTAGGGCCGCGCCCTCCATCACGCGCAGTTCGGCGAACAGGCGGGGCCAGTCCTTGCGCTCTATCCCCTCCATCTCGAAGACGAAGGGCAGTTCGCTGTAGATCAGTCCGACAGGACTGCCAAAGCCCGCGTAACTCCACTGGGTGCGCGTGGCGGAGAAGACGTGCACCGCCTGGAAGTTGTCTGGCCAGATCTCGACGGGCGGCCTGCTCATCTCTTCGATCGTCAGACCCCACTCAGCCGCCACCTCGGGCGATGGGTCTGATTCGCAGAGTGCGCGGGCCGCCGCGATTAGTTTTTTTCCTTGGCGCCCGTCAGTTCGCGCAGGTAGGTGTCGAACGTTGCCTTCGGCGCGGTGTAGTACTTCTTCACGAGCACTTCGACCGACTCCTTTGAGAAGGGGTCGGTCAGGTCCCAGGCGGTGGCCAGGTTGAGGATGATGTCGACATCCTCCATCTGCTTCATCGCCTCGGCGAAGTCCTTCAGTTCCTCGCGGTCGCGGTGCTTGAAGGTGAACTCGATTTCCGCCGGCTCTTTGCCGGGGACATGGATCTCGACCTTCGCGGGGAAGGTCGGCTCGGGGTTCAGTTTGAGCTTGGCCATTACGAGGCGTACCGGATGAATCGCGCAGCACTGTTCAGGGTCACCGTCAGTTGCATGATGTTGTTGAAGGACAGCGACGGCTCGGGGTCGAAGCCCACGTAAACGTTGTAGTAGAGGAACGAGCCGCCCGGGAGCGCCAGGCGGAGGATTCGCGGGGTGCCGGCGGCGTCCGCGGCAGCCAGCACGGCATTCCACGGTTGGGCCGGGTCGTCCGCCAGCTTCAGCGTGAGCACCTTGGCGGAACGGTTGGTCGGCTTGCTGCGCTCCGAGGCGTTACCGTCTTCCAGGTAGTTCCAGTTGACGAAACGCTGCTCGCCGCCGGAGGTGGCCGGATCCATCACCTGCGAGATCTGGGTCCAGGTGAGCACCTTGCGGACCGAGCCGAGGCCGCTTCCAACCGGATATTTGGTGGTGTCGGCCGTGTCGTGACCTTCCAGATTGAAGTTGTTCGTGGTCGAACCGGCGACACGTGCCGGCCGGGCATCGAGGCCCAGCCATCCGGAGGTGACTTCCAGAATGTCGCCGTTGGTGAGACCGTGCGCAGTGGCCGTCGCGACAGGCGGGGCAGCGTTGGTCAGAACAGTCATCGGGATGGCGGCGCCGTAGGTGGTCGCAAGCGACAGCACGGAACCATTGGGGAGCGTGGCGGACATGGCGAAGGCCTTTCAAAGAAAAACCCGCCGAAGCGGGTTGGTTGCTACGCCCGGAGCGGGCAGAAAAAAAGCCCGCTCGAGGCGGGCCGGGGACGAAACTTGGGTGGAGCGAGCTAGCGGTCGGACCAGATGGCGAAGTCCTGCTGCTGGCCGAAGAGATTCACGAGCGAGCCGTCTGCATCGACGGGCTCTTCGATCGCGGATGCCTGGAATAGCGTCGAGAGCACGATCACGCTTCCGATCTGCGTGGCCAGCGCATCGACCTCGGCCTTTGTCGGTGCCCACCAGTTGATCTGGAAGCGGCCGTTCTTCTTCGGGACCAGCGCGCGCTCCAGAAAGGCGACTGCGCGGCCGCCGAGTTGCTGGTAGGTGATGTACGGCAGCCTCATGTTGTCGGGCACGTCAGTCGCCTCGTACACGCGAGCACCGACCAGAGGTTCGAGCACGCTCACGAGATCGGTCAGAACTGTCATACGAACCTCGCAAGGACCTTGACGAGTCCTTCATCGATCTTCACGTCGACCGCTTTCAGTGCGCGGTCAGATGCAGCCTCGTAGGAACCTCGGATGAACGGAACGGCCGGCACCCACTTCGGCTTCAACGGGCCGTTCTTTCCCACGGACTTCGTCCAGTGCCCGTTCTCGATCAGGTGGCCGTGCGGCGCCTTGGTCGCGTTCCAGCTGATGTGGTAAGTCGCGCGCCGCGGGCCGCTGTTGTCGGCGCTGAATGCCTGGTAGATCGACCCCTTGAGCGCGCCGGGGGCGATCACCTTGCCAGACCTTCGGGTGACGGTCTTCGTTGCGATTGGGACGCGGCGCAACACCTCGTCGTAGTAGACCTGTGCGCCGGCTTGGGCTGCCGGCCTGATGACCGTGCGCGCACCTTCGTCGAGCGCGTCGAGGAATGCAAACTCATCGCTCAGATCGACCGAGAGCTCGAAAGCGTTACCCACGGTTCAAACCTTCAGACGCGTAGAGGTTGATCTCACGATTGAATTCGTCGACATTGATCGCGGCGCCGATGTTGAAGTAGCGGGTGGTCCCGCCATTGACATAGACGGCGCGCAGAGTGGCCACCTTCGCAGGATCGGACAGCAGGTCCGAGTAGCGCACCACGATCAGGTGTGAGACCTCTGAATAGACCGACTGTGCGACCTCCAGGGCCCGGCCTGTCAGGGACTGGACGTCAGCTGGCACCTCCGTCATGTAGTCGGTCCAGACGTTGGATTGCTGACCGTAGGCATCCCGGTCCGTTGAGCGCGACTGCAATGTGACGCGCCTGCGCAGTGCACCCGCCCTCATGGCATCAGCACGCTGTAGGGATCGAGAAGTCGGTCGAAGAACGGGAGCGGCTCGATCTTGCCGCGGGTCAGCACGGCGACCTCCTCCCGGTTCTCGTAGAGCGTCGCCACGCGCATCTGAATCCAGTGGCGAAGGCCCTCTGGCACATCGGCGGCCGCGGGACCGTAGCCGGCGGTGTAATTCACGGCGACCGAACCGATCTCCGGCATGGGGATCGGCCAGACCGCGCCGAACGCAGGTGCGATGCGCGCCGGTACCGCCGACAGGTCTGCTACCAGCGTGCCGTCACTGGAGCGCTGGATGCCGTTGGCAGCAGCAGCCCATCCAAGGGTCTGCGCCGCGCCCGCCATGTCGCGGTAGGCAATGGATGAAATGGTGAGCACGTTGCCGCGCTCCAGCTCGATGCACGACGGGAAACCATCCAGCACCAGCCGCCAGCCTTGCGTGATGAAGCTGCGGCCGGTGTACGACTCGGCGTAGCGCCGCGCCGCGCCGATCAACAGCGCAAGGTTGGTGTCGTCCGAGTTGTCAATGATGCGTGAATTGGCCTTCACGTCACCGACAGACACTGGCTCGACGGCCGGCGGGTTGGTCTGAACAAGCACTGATCGCTTTCAGGGTCGTGTTACTGGCGCTTGCCGCGGCCGGCGGGTGCCGGGGCTGGAGCAGCAGTGGGCTCTGCAGGCGTTTCGCTGACCACATCGACCGCTTGCGCGGGTTCTTCGGCTGCAGAGGGCGCCGGGGCTGGAGCGGGTGCAGCGGGCGGCTTCACGAGGTCACGCACGAGCGCCTCGTCGTCGTCCGTGAACAAGTCGCCGAAGAAGGTGCGCATTGCGCCGACCACATAGTCGGGGTCGGTGTTGCCATCCGGCAGAGCCTGCAGAGCAGCATCCAGGTCAGTGCGCGTTGGGCCAGCCGGTTGTTCGTCCGGCACGTCCACCTCCTCGGCGATGCCGCGAGCGATGCAGCGAAGAGCTTCCGGGTCGTCGGCCGGATACTCCTGGCCAGCGGCGAACTGGATCACACTGTTTCCACCGGCGTCGGTCGCGTGGAAGTTTGCGGAGAAGCGAATCTTTTTCATCTCTTGGTTCCTTCAATGCGAAGGGCCCCCGCGCCATGCGGCGGGAGGCCCTTGCGGTGGGTGGAGGAGCTGGTCTGTTAGACCACCTGCACGACGCTTGCCGCGTCGAAGTCGCTCGCCGGGAGGTAGCGGGCGTTGGCGCCGATCAGCACGGCCGTCAGAAGCGAGGCCGCGGTGCCCACAGTGACGGACAGGGCCACGTGCGTGAAGCCGCCGGCGGTGTCGAGGTCGTCGGCCTTGCATTCGATGACGGCCTGCTTGCTGTCGCCGGAAGCTTTGACGATCTGGGTGATCGACTTGCCGGTGATGTCCTTGGCGCCGGTGCCGCTGGCGTCCTGGGCCTGGCGCAGCTTCGCGTCGACGGTGGCAGACGCACCGAGCACGCCGGTGACCAGCAGCGCAGCGATGACATGCCACTTGGCAACGGGAACCCATGCGGTGAGCACGGTGCCGGCGGCGACGCTGGCAGGATCGACCACGGCCAGGATGCCGTTGCGGTCCGAGAACTTGATGGACTGGTACATGGAGAACTCCTTGGGGAGAGAGATTCAGAAGCCGGCCCCGAAGGGCCGGGGTTACTGGATCCGCTGGATCAGCGGGCTTCCAGTTGCACGAACGGCGACATCGTGTTGCTGCCGTTGGCCGGGCTGACCGGCGCAGAAGCCTTGGGCTGACCATCGACCCGGAAGGTCGAGCGGAAGGCGATCGCATCGGCGTCGAAGTACAGGTGCATGGACGTTGCCGTCTCGATGCCGCTCGACTTCGTGATGGTCTGGTACTGCGACAGGTCCACCAGCATCAGGTCGCCCAGCGAGGTGAAACTCTTCGCGTGCTGCGTCACCATCACCGGGCGCCCCAGCAGGCCGCCATAAGGGCTACCCTGGAAGGTGCCTTGGCCGCCGCCGTACGGCAGGTAGAGCTGGTTGCCGTTGGTATTCAGCGTCCAGAGGTACGGCAGCGCGTCGTTGTTCATCAGCCAGACAGCCTTGCCGTAGGAGCCGGGCAGCAGGCGCGAGACCATCTTGGCGATGTTCTCCGGCTTCAGCGTCAGAGTCGCTTGGGCGGATTCCTTGCTGACCGTGATGAAGGCCGGCGACTGCGCATTGAAGGCGCCCAGCGGCGTACCGTTGCCTGCACCGAACAGGATCGCCTCGTCGGTCTTCCAGCGGATGGATCGGGCCATGTTGGGCACCAGGTAGGCACCCAGCGCGCTGGCGTCTGCCATCAACTCGTCGGACACCGGCACCAGCGCCATCAGCTTCTTCAGCTTCAGTTCCGTGCGGCCGAATACCGGCTTCGTCGGCGTACCTGCGCCGGCTTCGTTTTGCCAGTACGCACGCACGCCGTTCGATCCCCAGGGCGTCGTTTCGTCCTTCGGGATCGACATGCCGTTGCCTTCGACAGGAAGGTTGTCGGTCAGCGGAAGCAGTGCGTCCTCTTCCAGCGACAGGCTCCACACGGTGGTGCTGAAGCCGACCGGGATCAGGAACCCGCCGTCAGCGCCGGAACCTTCGTTGCCGTAGGTCGAGGGCGCCGCCGCGACCGGACCGCCAGGCCCCATCAGCGGCGCGAGACGAGCGTCCATTTGCTGGCCGGTGCGGGCAGCCATCGCAGCACCACGCACGGACTGCGCGAAGTCGCCCAGCGAGCGGAAACCGCGTTGCGGATCGGCATCCGCGTTGTGCTCGGTCTGGATGCGCGCACCAGCGGGCAGGGCGACGCTCGAACCGGCTGCGGGCGGCGCGGCCTGGCCACCAGCACCGCCGGCGGCATGAGCTGCGGCGCCGAGGCCAGCTTCTTCGGCGATGAGGGCCTGCTCTCGGTCGATTGCCGCTTGGGCGCTCGTGATCGCGGCGGCGTTCGCCTTGTGCTGTGATTCTTCCTCGGGAGTCCAGGCACGGTTCTCGGCGGACGCCTTCGCGTCGGTCTGGTCATTGAAGGCACGGGCAGCAGTGACCAGGTCGGCCTTCTTGGCCTGCAGGGCACGGAGTTTTGCGGACATTTTGGGTTCTCCAAATGCAAAAGCCGCCCGGAGGCGGCCAGAAACGACAAAGCCCGCACAAGGCGGGCTCACTGGGTTGCACAACAGCCCGAAGGGGCCACGTCGTCAGGTCGAAGGACCTGTCAGCGGGTGGGCCGTGCCAGCCCGGAAAAAGAGCGGCGTCAGGGCGTCGGGTTGAACTCCACAGAGAAGCTGCGCTGCTGGCACACGGCCACTACGCGTTCACACTCAGGAACTCCGGGCCCGACGATGTCGAGCTCGACGACGTTGCGCGTGGGGTCGAAGGTCACGCCGCGCACAACCAGGTGCGGTTGGCTGTGCTCAAACAGTGCGGAGACCAGAAAGGGAACGGCGACTTGCAGCTTGGCCATGGTCAGAGTGCCAGCAGTTCGATCTCGTTGGCGTTGGCTCGCGAGGAGCGGCCGGCCGGGCGCGTGCTCTTCGCGTCGCGCTGCATCTTGCGAACGACGTCGGCGAAAGGCATCACCCCGTCGATCATCTTCTCGGCGAGCGCGGCGTCCGCACCGAGCACCCGGCCCTGGCCCATGCCGTCGCGGACCTGCGCGACCGGTACGTTCCGGCCCTTGGCGACTGCGTTGGTGAAAGCGGCGTAGTAGTCGTCGGTGCGCGCCTGGAAGAAGCGCTGAGCCTCTTCGTCGAGTGGCCCGTAGGGATGGCCTTCGGTCTTGAACTTGCCCGCCGAGATCAGCGTGATGTTCACACCCATGTCGGCGAACATCTTGGAGACGTCTTGGTGCGCCTGCCAGACGCCGATCGAGCCGACCTCTCCGCCAGGCGTGCAGTAGAACTCGCCGGCTTGGCAGCCAATCCAGTAGGCCGCCGACGCTGCAAGGCTGTCGGCGATGGCTACGACAGGCTTCTGCGCGCGCGCCGCTCGGATCTCGTCGCCCAACTCTTGCACGCCATAGACGCTGCCGCCGGGGCTGTGGATGTGCAACAGGATCGAGCCGACTGTCTCGTCGACCAGCGCGCTGTTCAGCGCCTGGCTGATCGAACTGGTGGTGGTGCCGCCCTCGCACATGTCGAGCTGCTCGGCGTATTGGACGATGGTGCCGCGTACGGGAATCACGGCGATCGAGCCGGCACGGGCCGGCGCATTCTGCCGTGCGGCGAGCGGTTCCGCCCGGGCGCCTCCGTTCGGGTCATCGTCCAGCGCCACCAAACCCATCTTGCGGCCGTAGCGCGCGGCTAGCACGGCGGCGTAGGCATTCATCGTCTCGGGGCGCAGTGCCCAGGGCGTGCGAAGGACGAAGTCGAGGAAGTGGAAGTTCATGCGGTTTCTCCGAGCGCCATGAGGGACGCGGTCAGTTCGTCTTCGGTGAAGCACGAGCGATCGAGCTCGAGCCAGGTGCTTGCCACGGGAACAGAGATCGCCATGGCTTCGGCCAGCGTGTCGGCCGGTACCGGTTTGCCGGCCGCGAGTCGGCGCACCATCCGCTGGGCGTTACCGCGCAGCAGTACCTGCAGCCGAGAAGAGCGCTCATTGGCGTTCTCCGGCACCAGCACGCCAGCGGCACTCGCTGTCAGCTGCTGATTCTGTTGAGGGGACCGTGCGCCGGCCTCATCGCCGGGGCCGGCCGGCTGCTGGGGAGGCTGTTGCTGCTTCTCCGCCTGCTCGAGAGTCATCATGTTGGCCGGCTGCATCGGTTCGTCGAGGCCGTCGATCGGGTCGAGGCCCTCTTCTTCGCGGCCCTCGTTGCGCAGCATCACACCGGCGAGCACCAGGCGCGCGATGCGCTCCGCGCGCGACTTGCCGTCGCCGCGAATCATCGGGATGTGATCGAAGTCGGGTTCGAGGTCGGAGTCCGCCCCGAGCAGGAAAGTGCTGATCGACGACTCCCAGAGCGTCGCCCAGGGCAGCATCGTGTCGGTCCAGAACTCGATGCCCTGGTGCTCGATGTTGTTGTTCGTCGAGTGATCCAGATCCATGGCCTTGTGCGGCGGCACGCGGAAGATGGCGTAGATGTCTTTGCGCTTGTCCGCACGCACCTCGATGAACTGGGCGTCCTTGTTGTTCAGGCCGAGCTCGTGGAACTTCATGCCCTTCTCAAGGACTGCCACCTTGCCTCGATTGGCGCCGCCCTGCAGCTCCTGCCACCCGTCCCGGAATTTCTTCTTTGCCTCGTTCGTGGCGAAGGATCCGGTGTATTCGATCCAGCCGCCGCCCGGCTTCGCGTCGTTCGCGAAGAAGCGCGTGGAGTAGGACTGGATCGCAAGTCCTTCGCCAATCGCCTCACGCGCCAGCCCGATCAGGCTGAGGCCCATCATCCCGTCGTCGCTGAGGCCGCGCAGGTGCCAGATCTCGTGCCGCGAGTAGATGATTTGGCGGCCTTGCTGGTCGGTGTAGATGTAGCGGTAGCTGCCGTTGTTGAGTGGCTCGATCGCCATGCGGTCGGGGTGCAGCGGCAGCAGGTCGGTGATCTCGCCTTTCCCGTTCGCGGTGATCTGGCAGAAAGCATTCCCGCGCAGCGCAAGGTGCCCCTGCAGCATCAGCTTCCACTCGTACGGGCTCTGGAAGGCATTCGGCCGCTTCGCGATCAGCCGATACAGCCAGTGGTTACGGACCTTCTCACGGCCGCCCGACGCCTTCGGGCGGTACAGCATAAAAGGCATGATCCCGAAGGACTCGGTGAGCACGCGCACGCAGGCGATCACCGGCGGCAACGTCATCGACGATGCCGGGGTCACGCGCACCCCGGAGCTGGTGCGCATTCCGATCGGCTCGAACCAGAAGCGGCCGAACGGCGACCGATCAGTCGCGTCCGCGCTGATGCGACTGATGAACATCAGGCGGACTCGCCTTTGTCAGCCGCCGCCTTCGGACGCTCCCAGCCGGCAATGTATGCCGCGGCGAGCGTCAGAAAGATCAACAGCGCGCCCGCGATGGCCAGGCCCCAGCCTGGATGGATGACCACGCCACCGGCGAGGACCATCAGCCAGCCGAACAGCAGGCAGAGATTGAAGACTTTGATGTTCATTGGGTCACGCCACGGTAAGTTCGTAGTCCTCGCCGATCACCATCGCGGCGGGGTTGAGGGCCATCAAGGAGACCGCGTCGAACGTCGCCATCAGCGGGTCGATCTTTGCGGTGCCCGAAATCTGCTTCGTGATCGAGGTGGCGTTGCCCTTGGCCTCCGCCTTCGCGTTGCCAACCGACCAGGCCATCAGCGGCATGCCGGCGTGCACCAGCTGCCGACCAGCCAACTTTCGCTCTGTCGACTTGATGGCACCGGTGAGCCGCCACCCCTGGCTGATGCCGATGATTTGCTCCGCCTGAATGCCGCGGTGATCAGCGGTCAGTTCATCCAAGATGTCGCCGATGCCCGCGGCGTCCACGCCGATCGCGTTCTTCTCCGGCAGCAGGCCGGCATCGCGCACCTGACAGATCAGCTCCGCCACGGCGCGGACGTCGTCGCCCGGCTCGGGCACGAGCACCAGGTCGCCGTCCTTCACGAAATCCAGTAGCCGCGGCGCGATGTCTTGCCGGCGCTCAAGCACGATCTTGTGGGCCCAGGCCCGATGCCAGGCCAGCCAACGCTTCCGCCGCACCGTTTGCTCCGGCACCAGCGTGCCGGTCTCGTCGTGGTGCGCAGGGACCAGCATCTCGGTCTCCACGCGTTCGCGCCCGAGGACGCACAGGCCCAACAGGTCGTCTAGTCCGCCGCCGTCGATTCCCGCCACCACGACCTCAGAGCGCTCGAGCAGTGATTCGAACGTCAGGCCAACCTCCCCCGCAGCCTCCCAGAATGCGGCGCCTGCCCAGGCGTTCGCCATGAGCGCCAGACCGATCTGAATGTTGAGATGCTGCGACGCCCAGGTGCGCAGCTGGCCCTCGCCCTTCGCCTCTTCGTCCAGGCACTCCGCGATCAGGCGGGGCAGGTCGACGGACAGGCCGAGGTTCGGGGTGACCATCGGCCAGTTCACCGGGTCGCGCCACGGCTTCTGCTTGTCCTGCTGCATCTCCTGCGGGAACTCGTAGAGCACTGGCAGCATGGTGCCCGCGCGTTTGCCGTCTCGGATCTCGCGCGCCTTCTGCAGTTCGTCCTTGAACACGCCGGCCGGCGTCTCATCGCTCTGCGTCGTGATCATTGCCAGGAATGCTTCCGGGAATGGCTGCATGCCGCCGCGCAGCTGAAGCAGCGCCTTGTCAGCCCGGGCCATCTTCCCGAGCACGTGCACCTCGTCGATCAGTGCACCGACAACCTTCTTGCCAGTGACGACCTTCGGGTCGAACGTGATGATTTCGAGCTTCGCCTTCGTCTCGCGGTGAATGATCTCCTTCAGGTGGCCGCGCACCCACAGTTTCTTCTCGAGCACCGGATCCAGGGCGATCGCCCCTTCGACGGACGCGAAGGCCATATCAGCCACATCCTGGACCGGCGCCGTCATGAGGAACGGCGCCCGTGGCCGCTGATTCAACAGCAGGGCGACCAACATCAGACCCAGGGCGCCGTAGGTGGTCTTCGAGTTCTTCTTCGGCACCAATGCGAAAAGCTCGCGGATGTACCTTGTGCGGGTCACCGGGTCGTAACCACCGAACATGGCGCGCACGATCTCGCGGAACCATGCGCCGCTTGCATCAGCCAGGGCCGGCGTGCCGTCCACATCGGAGAGCCTCAACCTGTCGTATACCGCCACGGCGCGGTCGCCATGGGACGTCAATGGCAGGTCTGTGATCGGCGCCCTGCCGGCGCGCATCCGCTGCTCCCAGTCAGGACAAGCCAGATTCCAGGTCACTGCAACGGCATCCCCGGCTTGGGCAAGATGTCATTCCATGCCGTGCCCTCGGCGGCGGTGACGGCGTCTGCCGCGGCCTGGTCCTTCTTGCCGAGCTTGGGGGCTGGGGCTGGAGCCACGGTAGCTGCCGCGGCCGGCACGGTAGCGGCGACGGGCGGCGCAGCAAGCGGGGGCACGATGAACTGCGGCTCGTTCGCCAAGTACAGCTTCGCAGCCGATGTGCTGCCCTTGCTGATCACCGCCTTGTACAGCGCCTCCAGCACGTTCACCCGGCGCTGGCTCGCGCCAACAGAGAGTTCGTGCTCGTAGTACTTCCGCAGCGTGTCGGTGCTGATCTCCAGCGAGACCGCGATCTGCTCATGGAGCGCACCGCCGCCCGCCGCAATGGCGACTTTCCGCTTGGAAGCCGCTGTCGGGACGTGCGCTGGGCGACCTCGGCTGCGCTTGGTGGTCGATTTAACCGGCATAGAACGGGTTTCCACTGGAATTTCCGGCAGGGGAGGGAAAATAAAACCTACGACTGGGGAACCACGTGGTTTCCGGCCCGACGGGGTTTTGGGATTCGACCCCCCTACCCCCTCTCGGTCGGTCTGCCATGGGGTCTGCGGTTGGTCAGGCGGCCTCAGGCGAGGCGTTCGCGGGTCGCGTCTTCATCCACCCCTCGCACGCTCTGCTGCCTCTCTGGCGGTCTTCTCGTCGTGGTGCTCTTGGCACAGGCTCTGCAGGTTGGTGTCGTCGTCTGCCCCGCCCTGCCACAGGGGGGTGATGTGGTCGGGCACCACGGCGGCAACGATGCGGCCACCTTGCTTGCACTCCACGCAGTAGGGGTGGGCGAGGAGCCAGCGCTCCCGGCGCTGGACTGCGGCCCGGCCGCGTAGGCGGGGCGTCGAGCCCGGGCGCTGGGTCAGGGTGGCCAGCCTACTTGGGGCTTGGCCGACCCTGGACTTGAGGGTAGTGAGCTTCATTGTCAGAAGCCCATGCCCAGCTTGCGAGGCTCTCCATCTTCAAGATAGCGGTAGGTAAGGAACTGCTGTCGCACTTCGCTGCGGGTGATTACGTCGGCCATCACCATCTTGGTCATCCGATCCATCTCCTCGGGAATGGCGGTAGTGGTCATGCGCGGTGACAGGCAGTAGCTACACACCGAAGAGCGAGGCTCATGTGGTGCACCGCACTGGGTGCAGTTGCAAGCACTCGAGCCGCCGCTCAACACTAGGCGCTGCGTGCGGCCAAACGGGTCGACGCACTCACGGATGCACGGCTTGTGCATGTCAGTCCTTTCGGCCGTAGCAGTGGAACAGCACCGGGCGAAGGCTGCCGCCTCGGATGGGGTAGATCGTGGTGAACTTCTGGGTGTACGAGGCAACCTCGTCACCGATGACTCGGAGCGGCTGCTCCGCGCGCACCACTTCACCAAGCTCGGTGTCGATCATCAGGACGTGGTGCAGCTGCTCGTTGCGCTCCACGTCGTAGACGCGGGAGCCTGCAGCGTTGCTGGGGTCATAGATCATGTGGGCCTCGTGTTCTGCGATCCCATCGGGCTACGTCTTGCGACGCTGGGTGCTGCCGTTCTTCCATGCTTGATGACGCCCGGAGCTGAGCGCGGGACAACCTCACTCTTTGCCCGGAGTGAGCGCCCTCAAGTTGGGCGAGCTTGCGGGAGCGGATGAATTCGGAAGCCCTCGGCCGCGCGCGCCGCACTCATGGCGGTTGGCGTCTGGCTGTCATCGGGCGGCGGCTGGGGCGTGGTCCTATGGGCCAGAACTGGCCCGGCGCTGGCGTTCGAGCAGGCGCTTCGACATCACCCAGCCGGCTGTCGCCGAAAGTGGTCGCCGCCCTTAGGCGGGCGTGGTCGGCTCGCCCGCAGGCGTGAAGTCGACGTAGAACTGGCGGCCGGGCACGAATTGCGCAGCCGCCTCGGGGTTGATGGTGCCGAGCTGGATCTGGCCGCCGGGCGTCCACTTGAAGAACTTCTCGTTCTCCGGGCTGCCGGTGATGACGGGAGACAGGTTGGCCGTCTTCAGGCCTCCCTCGGACTCGGTGACGCTCTGCACCTTGAACTTGGCGCGTACGGTTGTCATGGTGGTTGCTACCTTCTACTGGCGCGCTCGGACTTCCGGTCCAGGCGGGTTGCCAGGCTCCGATTCCGTGCATGCGAGTTGGGGTGGTCCTGCCGGGAGTCGAACTCGGTGCCCCGGGCGCATCGGCTACCGCGCCGCGCCCGGGGCTTATCGGTGTCATTCCATCGCCAATGGACAACAGGATCAGGAATAAGAAAGCCCGCACGAGGCGGGCAAGAGGTCGGTGGTCGACCTCGGAGACAAGTGGTTGCAAGGGCACGACTCGAACGTGCGATCTCCGGGTTATGAGCCCAGCGGGATGACCGACTTCCCTACCCTGCGGAAACGAGAAAGCCGCCGAGGCTTGCACCTGGGCGGCTGAATTGGTCAGGAAAGCAACGATTCGAACGTCTATAGCCTCGACCCAACGCATGACCTAACAGCTGATGTCATGCGCCGTTTCTTGGCGACCGCACTACACGGCTCCATTACCATCTGGATTCTTCCTGGTTGTCTGATGGTGGCCGGAGCTGATTTTGGCATTTGGTTCAGTAAATCAAGAGTGACCTGCCAAAGCTATGCCCCAATCCATCTTTTCCGCACTCTTGTTCGTCTAAAGGTTCGGGTAACACGCCTGCGCATCAGCTTGCGCATTCACCATCGCGGATGCGCACTGCTCAAGGCCGGACCTTAGACGATTCGGCGACTTCCGCTTTCGCGGCGGTCTTCCCCTGACCTACCGGCACTCCCAACTAGGAGGCAATGCGCATTCGCGATGACGAAGAAGCCGCCTCGGTGGGCGGCTTGGAAATTCTGGAGACACCTTCCCTGTCGAGGGTGGCGGCCGGCGCCGGAGCGGCGGCAGGTGTTCGGCAGAGAGTCGAGGGCAGCAGCCTCAGCAGGCAGCGCGATCTCGTGGCGCGGATTATCACATTTCGACGCGTTGTGGTGCAACTTCATGCATCCGGCACTTCGTCCCCGAACTTCGAGGCGACATAGGCGCGCATAGCGGCTTCAAGGTAAGTCTCCCCGTATTCCTCCACGTCGAAGTCTTGGAGCGCTTCATTCAACCAGTACCCACCGGTATACGCGAGCCATCCCCAGCCCTGTTTCGATGCAGCGATAGTGATCCGCTCTCGCTCGATGATCCGACCGCCATCACTCCAACTGCGCGACGGTGACCAAGAGACCCAGCCGCTTTGCTCTGGGTCCACCACTGTCACGAAATCACCGCCGTGCGCGCCAAGGTCGTGATAGTCGACAGCGCGACCCTCTGCCTTGGCTACCCAATAGTCAAGGCGCCCGCCAGTGAGTTCAGAGGTCTTCATGGCCGCCATTCTCCTACGCTACGAGTGGCGCGCGCGGTGGCCGCACACGGATGCGCGGCGATGCGCCCGGCGCCGCTGGCTCCACCCCCGCGCGCGCATCCTCTACTGCCTGCCGCCCGTACACCCGATGGCCCAGCGACGCCCGGTACCGCTCGATGCACTGATCCATCCAGTTCGCCACGCGTCGGCCTTCGTGCTGGTGGGGGATCTCGCTCTTGCCGGTGCCGTCGCAGCCGCCGCAGGCCTTTCCGTTGTGACGGTTGGTTCCCTCTGCGACCTGCAGCTTCGTGCCGCCGCATACCGGGCAGATCTGGTGCAGCCACCATCGGACGATAGCCGAGGCCTTCTCGCCGCACCGGTCGAAATCTTCCCGTGCTTCGGCGCGCCGGCGGCCATCGACTTCGGCAGCTGCGGCTACGAGATCGGCATTGGCCGCCTCCAGCTCTGCGGATCCTTCAGGTGCAGCTGAGACAGCCTCTCGCAGCCGCTTCAGCATCTCGGCATCGTGTTCCCGCACTTCAGTGCGCTCCGACCGGGTGACCGGGTCGTGAGACTGGCCCATCCCCCACTTCATCATCTGCAGGGATGCCTGTTGGCGAACATCGGGAAGCGCCTTCAACCGCTCCAGGAACAGGCTGAGCTGCTGCACGTTGAACTCGTGCTTCTTCTCATGCGCGCGGCGCTTGAGGTTCTTACGCTCCTCTTTCGTAAGCTTCCGGCCGTTGGACTCGGCTGTGCGCAGCATCGGCTCGTAGAAGTACTCGACGTCAGCCATGCGTGGCTTCTCGGTGGAGTCGTATTCGGTGTGCAGGCGCAGCATCGCACCGCCGATGCGCGCCTGAGTCCAACCAGCCACGATGATGACGTCGGCGTCACCGGGGCGATCGGCTTCCACGCGAAGGTCGCTGCTGTTCATGGCGGAGGTGTAAATCTCCTCGATTCCGCGTTTTTCGTCGTTGGTCAACATGGTGTGCTCCAGTAAAATCAAGGCTCTCAGGTTCGACTCACTGGAAGGCCCTGGCGCTGTGGCGGCGCTGGGGCTTTTCTCTTTTCAGGCCGCGGGCGCGAGCAGGCTCCAGAGGTGATCAGTCGACTCGCGCGCGACCTGCTCAACAGGAAGAGCTCGTGCTTCTTCGACCGGCCGCGTCTGGCCGCTACGAGCTTGGTGCTCCCATGTGGTGATCGCTGCCTGCAGTTGGTCTTTGGTGAGGGTGATGCTGTCCATAAATTGCCTTTCAATGTGCGCCGTCATGGGTGGCGCGAGACCCTTCGATCTAGGTGCGCCAGCACAGGTCCAAGGCCTGCGCCTCGGTGAATCCCTCTTTCACCAGCGCCAGGTACTTGGCGCGCGTGATCTGAGCGTTGAGTTGTCCCATCTCCATCAGTGCCGGCAGGTTCTCTCGGACGGTCTTGACGCTCTGCGCGAGGCTGATTCGCTCTTGTTCGTTCATGGTGTTTCCTTGGTTAGACCACGCAGACCTTCACGCTCGGGTGCGCGCTGCGGATCCTGTTGTGGGTGCGCTCGATGGCTCGCTCGTAGACCGAACGCGCGATGGCGGTGCGCTGCAGGTGATGCCACTCCTGGAGATCGCGCATTGCTTGAAGGCCAGGGCCTGTGGTGCCCATGCGCCCTGTACCCATAAAGCGCTGATGCGCATCGCCCAGCACCTCCTCGACCTTCTGCGCTGCCGGCAGCACCTCGGGCCCGATGCCCATCTCGCACATCGTCTGCGCAAGGTTCGTGAGGTCGGCTACGGTGCGCCAGTCGTCGACGGTGGCGGCTCCGCGCGCGAAGGCATCGATGGCAGACAGCTCGAGCAGCCGCAACTTGTCGAGGCGGCCGTCATCGGTGATGCAGGCGCCGGCGATGGCCAGCGTGATCGGGTTGGTCAGTGCGTAGTGGCGGCGTCGGCATTGTTTGCGCATGCTGTGTTCCTCGTGAAACGGTGACCAACCTGGCCATCAAGGCGCTCCAGCGCGCCGGCGCGGACCAGCGCCTTGATGTGTTCGCTCGCCGCGTTCGGGCTGGCGTAGCCGAAGTGCTTGGCGATCACCGGCACCGTCGGCATGTTGTCGTTGACTGCTTCGAACTCGCGCATGAAAGCGAGCACGGCGGCCTGCTTGGTGGTGAGGCCGGTCGTCATACCGTGTCGAACTCCGGGATGCGAACCATCAGCAGGGTCTCGTCGACGACGGAATCGCCAGGGTCGCGGAACGGGCGCAGGTATTGGTCGCCAATGATCATGGGCAGGCGGCTGTCGTGTCCGTCGACCAGCCAGCAGGCTTGCCCCCTGTCGTGGCTGATGTCGCCGTTCTTCGCTCGAACCGCGCCGCCGGCGTGCGCACCGACCACGTACACGGGCAAGCCGCGCATCGGGATGTCGATGTAGGGCGCGACGATGTGCGCCGTGTCTCCAGGCTGGCAATTCATTGCGTCTCTCCTTGCCCTACGGGCGTTGCGTTGAGGTGTTCGAGCGCCTGCGCGGCAGCGGCGCGGTCTTTCGGTGTGCCATCGGCAACGCCTGCAGCAATGGCGCGCCACTCGCCGACCTGCTCGAGGTGCGCGCCCAGGAAGGCCAGCTTCTTGAGTTCGCCGTCGGCCGGGCCGGAATCGAGCCACGTATGGCAGGCGAAACAAGCCCATGCCGTGTAGCAGTCGTCGGCCTTGCGCCAGCCGCCCTTGCCGCCGTGCTGTGCCCAGTTCGAATGGGCTGCAACGGAGGTCTCCGGATCGCGGTTGCAAACGTCTTCGACTCGGAACAGGCAGGGCCTGCCACGCGCCATGTCCAGCAGGTGCGGGATTTCGCGGCGCTGTGTCTTTGGGATGGCTGCGGCCGGCGGCGGCGCGGTGTAGGTGCCACGGCGGGCGGGCGGCAGGGCATGGGTGGTGGGCACCTGGTGCTCGACGGCCGCGTGGTCCGGCGGCAGCCCGCATGCAGCCTCAATTCTTGCTGGTGCTCGGGTGGTGGGCGCGCGCGCTTGAAGCCGGTGCCGCGGGGCATGGGCGTGCGCTTCATGCCGCGATCTCTCCGGTGCGCGAGTTGATGACGCCATTCGCGCAGGCGCGCCACAGCACCACGTCGACGGTGGCCGCTCGCAGTCCAACCTCCGTAGCAAGCCGCTCGCACAGCGCCTGCGCGGTGCAGTCTTCGCGGGTGGCCAGACGCTGCAGGTGAACATCGGGCTTCGCCACATTGACGCCAAAGTTCTTCGCGAGGTGGAACTTCGTGATGTTGCCGATCCACGGCAACGCCACCAGCAGTTCAAGCCGGAGGGCGTCGGTGCTACAGGCGTGGTACATCGAGAGCAGCACATCGCGATCAGCCCAAATCGCCTCGATGGCGGCGGCCTTTCCCTTGTGCTTGAATACGTCGGTGACGGGTGTGCCGGCGGCCAGCGCGCTCATGCAGCGGTCGAAGATCATCTTCGCGATGGTGTTCTTCATGCCGCTGTTGCAGATCACGAAGATGGCTTCTTGCGCGAAGTCTTCTGCAGTTGCCGGCGGCGCAATCGACTCTGACCACGCGACATCTTCGGCGCCCTGCTCGCCCAGCGCCGCCAGCACGGCGCGGAACTGCTCTGCGGTGATGTGCTTCATCGGCTGCTCACCCGCGTCATCTCGCCGCAGTGCTGGCACTTCGTGCGCGAGCGCTCGGCCAGCCGCTTCATCTGGTCTTGGTAGGTTGCCATCGTGCGCATCCACCGGCTCTCCTGCTGCATGAGCTTCTCAAGGACGAACATCGGCGACACCTCACCCTTGCAGAGCTGGCAGAAGCATTTGCCGCCGTCGAGGTCGACGGTGAAAGGCGCTAATAGGTGCTGGCACTGGGTGACCGGCACCGGCTGCAGCATGGCGCCCTCGTCTGGAGACGGGCGAGGCTTCACGGGTAGCGCGTGGACGTTGTCAGTCTCGATGGGGGGGAGAATCATTGCGCGAACTCCTGCACCCACGAATCGACGCATGCGTAGCGCTGCTCGGCATCCAGCGCCGGCCACAGCGTCGCCTGTGCGCGCGCCGTCCAGAGGAACGCATCGACCGCGCGGTGCAGCTCGCTGAAGTCCGCCTCGTCCATGCTGTCGAAGTCGAGCGAGCGAGGGATCGCGTTCGGCTGCCCGTCGAAGCCGGGCACTAGGTCGAAGTAGCCAGCGCCCATCACCACCCAGTACCGCAGCTTGTCGAGGTCGTTGAATGCCTCGGTCCGGTCCAGCAGGCTCTGCAGCTTCACGAAGAACAGGCGGTGGTGCTTCGGGCTGCGAGGAAAGCGGTAGCTGAAGGTCAGCGTCTGGCCGATCTCCAGTCCCTCAACAAGGCGCTTCCACTTTGAATAGGCGCGTGCGCCCTTCTCATCGAGGCCCTGCAGCTTGCCCTGTGTGTTCTTGATGATGGTGACGTGGCTCATGACGTTTCCTCCGCGAAAAGTTCATGCTGGCGGCCGTCGGCGGCGCGCAGCGCGGTGGTGATGCGGCCGCGGCGCGGCTTCGAGCCGGTGATGGCCGTGGCGCAGCGCGGACCGTAGGCCGAGCCAGACAGGTAGATGGGATCGCGCACCAGGGCGCGGTGGCAGCGGGCGCAGATCACGACGTCATCTCCTCGGCGCGCGCGGCCGGCGCATCGACAACAACCTGCAGCCCCTGCAGCATCGTGATCGCTGTCTCGATGCCGGCACCGCGCAGCCGATTGCGGAAGCTGGTGATCGCGGTGGCCAGCAGGCGCGGCGTCATCTGGTCTTCCTTGAGGCCAAATAGTTGAGCCAGATCGCGCAGGCTGGCATCAAGGCGTTCGCTCTCACGTGCGCGAACCACCTCTGCATCCTTCCGGCGCTGCTCGAGCGATTCTTCGATGGCCTTCCGGTCAGCATCTGCTCGTTCAATGCGCCAGCGCAAGGCGGCCTCTGCGTTGGTCGCCTTCGAATACAAGTCGGCGATCTCGTCTCCCATGCGCTTGCGCAGGATCTCCGCGGCCGTGTACTCGCTCGCGGTTCGCGGATGCCGCACGTTGCCGTGAACGTCGACCGGGTGAAGGTCCATCAGAAGCTTCAGCCATGCGTCGCGCGGCAGGGTATCCAGTACCTGGGCCACCGGCTTGCGCGCGGCGCGCCATCCGGCCTCGCTACGCAGAATCACGCCGCATTCCTTCGGCACCAACTCCAGCGGCGCCATACCGCGCGGGAAGGCGAACCAGACGCTGTGCCCGAACTTGCGGTAGCTCTGCCACTTGCCGCTCGTGAGGTCGTGGCGCAGGTCGGACACGCTGACCTTGATCTCGTAGCAGTCGGCGCGGAAGCGCGCGAATGACTTGGCGATGGTGAACAGGTCCGGCCGCGGGCTGCCGCTCGGGCCCAATTGCGTGTTTGTCCAGACCATGCGGTCCGTGCCAGCGCGCAGATGGCGCGCAAGGTCTTCCTGCAGGTCGTCGTGCTTCACAGGAGTCCCCATAGATGCATCGCCCGCTCGACGATGAGATACCACCCCCAGGGCGGGAAGAAGATGCTGAAGACCGTTGACCAGAATCCTTTGGCCAGCACGGCGCCGACCAGCCATGCGAGCAGCATCAGGAGGCCGCCGATGTATTCGATTGCCGACTTCATGATTGCGTGACCCTTCCCCAATGAGCGATCAGCAGTGCCTCGGCGCGGCCGTCATCCTTGGCGCGTCGAAGGTCGGCTTCCAGCGCCGGGTACAGCCGCCTCGCGACGGCCAGCGAACCGGCTTTGCGCTCCGCGTCCGTCTTCTTCACGCGGAACGCGCTGGGTGCGTCGATCAGGCCGAAAGTCCGCTTCCACGTCTGCGGGATGACCTCGACCAGCGGGAACTTCGTGCAGTCGACCGCGCCGAGGATGATCCCGACCGTCTTCATCATGGCGCCCATCTGCTGCATGCCGCCGCCGCCCGCTCGCGCGTGCAGCTTCTCCAGGAACACTCGGCCTCCCACCGCCGCCGGCGCGTGCTCGCGCATAAGCAGCGCCAGCGCCAAGCCGTCGATGCGTCGGTCTTTCGGGTGGATGGGCAGGTCGAACACCGACGCGCGGCCGGTCGCGCTGTCCACGAACGCCACGGCGCCAGTGATGCCAGGATCGATGCCGATGTTGATCACAGCTCGGCTCCCTTCGAAGAGCGCGCGACGCGCACCTGGTTGGTCGGGATGGGCGTCTCCGCCGGCCAGTTCGCGAAGCGCGTGTTCTCGCCCACGTACATCACGTCGACGATGCCTGGCTCGCCGTCGCGCAGCTTCGCGATCGAAACCTTGGCGTAGTACTTCCACTCGTCGCTCAGCGTCGGGTTGGCCTTGTACGGACGGTGCACGAACATCACGATGTCCGCGTCCTGCTCAACCGAGCCTGAGTCCCGCAGATCGGACAGCACCGGCATCTGGTCAACGCGCTGCTCTACCGCACGGTTCAACTGGCAAAGCAGAAAAATCGGGCAACCTAGCTCTTTGGCCAGCGATTTCAGGCCTTTCGTGATCTCCTCGATCTGGTAGACCCGTGGCATCTTCGGATCGATGCCGGCCATGAGTCCGAGGTAGTCGACGATGAGGCATGCCAACTTGCCGTGCTTCCGGCGGAGACCTCGCGCACTCGCGCGCAGCTGATTGATGTTGAGGCCGCTACGGTCGTTGACCTGAAAGTTCACTTGTCGCAGCCGGTCGACGGCTGCTGTGATGGCAGGCCAGTCGTAGTCCTTCAGCCGCTCGCCGCGCTTGATACGGCTCAGGTGAATCCGCGACTGCAGCGACATGGCTCGGCTGACCACTTGCGCCTTCGGCATCTCCATCGAGAACATGCCAACGGCCTTGCCGCTTTCCATCGCCATGTGCAGGCCCATCGACAGCGCCAGCGCTGACTTCCCCATGCTCGGCCGCGCGCCGATCACAATCAGTTCGCCGTCGCGTGGACCGCCGTCGAGACGCGCGTCGATCTCGTCTAGGCCGGTGGCAGTGAAATCATCGACGGCCGTTCCTTCGGCCTGGGCGGTGATGCGGTCCAACAACCGCACCATTCCCTCCTCCATGCCCTGCCACTCGTCGGTGGCGGTATCGGGGCTAATTGCCATGACGCGCTGCATCGCGGCGTCGATAACTGCGTCCACGCTCTTGCCCTGCATGCTGAAGGCGGACGCGGAGATCTCGTCGGCGGCACCGATCAGTTTTCGCAGCACCGCACGCTCGCGCACGATCTCCGCATATCGCCGGATGCTGCCGGCCGACAGCACGCATTGCGCGAGGGAATGCAGATAGGCCAGGCCCCCGACCTCCATCGCCTTCCCGTGCTTCTCGAGCTCGGCGAAGACGGTGATCACGTCAGCCGGCTTACTGGCGTTGATCAGCGACGAGATCGCGGCAAAGACCACCTTGTGCTCGTGGCGGTAGAAGTCGCCGTCGACCAGCAGGTCGCCGACGCGATCCCACCCGTAGTTGTCCATGAGCAGGCTACCGAGCACGCTCTGCTCAGCTTCCAACGAATGGGGCGGGATGCGCAGTTGGGCTACGTCGGACAGCAGGTTTTCATCGACTCGATCGTTCATGTGCGTTCCTTGGTTTTCTCGATGACGCGACGCATGCCGCGCTCGGAGCAGAGGTAGTCGATGTCCGCCTCCCAGTTCTCATGGCCAGCACCACGTGGCTCGCGGGCCATGATGAAATCGTTGTCACTGGCACGACCGAAGTAGTGGCGAATCCAGGCGAGGCCCTGTTCCGTGGTGGTAGCCCGGCGCTGGCCGTCATTGCGGGTCGAGGTCAGCACCCACCGCCAAAACTCAGCAATGGCTTTGTGCCGCGGCCCTCCAGCCTTCATGACTCGGACGCTCGGCAGCTCGGGCAGCACCTCGTGGTAGGTCGCGACGATCTCGTCGAACGGGCAGCTCGGAACCGGGTCGGTGGCCTTGCGCCGCCGACGAGGAGTCGAAGACTCCGATACCTTCTTTTCAGGTTCTAGTTCAAGTTCTAGTTCCGATTCAGGCGGTTGGCCATCCGTTGTCAAACTGCTGCCCACCGGCGCTCCAACAGTTGAACGAGTAGCTAACTTATTGATTTTGTTGAGTGCGTCCGAATCGTCCTGATAGATCTCACGGGGCGGCAACGGATGCTTCGATGTTTGAATCTGCAGCCGCTGGCGGAACTTGGGCACGAACCCGTAGCGCTTGCCGTCGACCATGTACAGCCGGATCAAGTCGGCATCGGCAATCATCTGCATCAGCTTGCCGGCCAGGTCGCGGTTCACGTCGGCGCGGCGCGCGAGCTTGAACTCGGTGGCCTCGAACAGGCCCACGTCGTCAGCCGAGAGAATGATGATCACGAACAGCCACCGACCCTCCACTGGAAGGGAAAGCACGGCCTCGGATTCCATGAGGCCTTCGCGGACAAGGCGGTTTGGCACGTCAGGAGCCGCCTCTCTGCAAAGCGCGCTGTCGCGCCAGATCGCCCTGCTGCGCGAAGTAGCAGCCTTCCATGCGAGCCACTTGCCGCGGCGTGCGAGCCCGGATGGCATCGTTCTGCAGGTCGAGCCAGCGGCGTGCGCCGGCCATGTCGCCTTCGTCATATGCCTTCTTCATGAGGCGGCCGCAGTCGACGATGTGGGCCTCGCGCTCGGCGTCGGTCATCCCCGCCGGCAGTTGTGGTTGGAAGGTCATGCAGCCTCCGCTTCAGGCTGGGCTTCTTCGAAATCGAACAGGCTGGGCATGCTGGCGTCGCGCTCCGCGGCGCGCAGGTAGTGCACCTGGTCCGCGAAATAGCCGGTGCAGAGCTCGGAACCGCCACCGGTGCGGCCCAACTTGATCGCGCGCACAGGCACAGTGCCGAGGCCGCAGAACGGGTCATAGACACGCTCGCCGGGGTTGCTGTAGCGACGGATCAACCGATCAACGATGTCGAATTGCAACGGGCAGACGTGTTTCTCGACGGCCCGCGCGCTCTGCTCGCTGTTGAGCGTGAGCATGCGGGTGACGTCGGTCCAGACGTTGGGATCGTGGCTACCGGGCGCCAGGCAGGCAAAGGTCTTCGGCAGCGCATCGCGTTCGGCAAGGTTCTCGCCGATGGCGACATGGCGCTCGTAGTCATAGACGTGGCGCAGGCTTTCTTCCGTGAAGAACTTGGCCAGCTTGCCGGGCCCCATCCGGGCCATCTCTTCGGCCGCCAGCAACCGGTTGCCGCTCGAGCGCCAGTGCGCGTGCGCATCGACCTGCCAGCGCGCCAGGCTGTAGTCCTGCTCGTCCTTGACCACCGGGACATCGGCGTAACCGCGGGTCAGGTCGGTCTGAGGCTTGCGGAAGACCAGCACGTATTCGGAGCAACCGGTGCCCATCTTCGTTCCGTCCTTCGACATTTCGGTGTAGCCCAGCCGGTAGGTCTGGTTGTTCTCGCGGACGACATCGGTGGTGACCGTGATCACGCACATCTTCACGAGCCCGTGCTTGCGCAGATGGAGCGAGGCCTCCTCGTGGAAGTAGTCCATGGTCGGCGCGCCCAGGCCCGTCACGGACTGGAACATCACTCGGTCTTTCACGTGGATGCAAGCCATGCGGCCGGGTTTGAGGATCCGGAACAGCTCCGGCGTGAGGAAGTCCATCTGCGCCCAGAAGTGCGCGTTGTCCTCGGTGTGGCCGAAATCGTTGTAGCTCGGCGTGTATTCGTAGTGGTTCGCGAACGGCACGCTGGTGACGATGAGGTCGACCGAGTTGTCCGGCTGGGCCATGGCTTCCAGCACCGCATCGTTGTGCGCAACTTCGAACAGATCGCCCTTCACCACTCGGCGCTCGACGCCCACTGTTCTGGCCAGCATGTCCTGCATCGCGAGGTGATCGAGCCCGTAGGTGCGCACCAACGCCGCCATCTTTTCCTGCTGCTCGTCGTGGCGCTTCCACTTCGCCTTCAGGTTTGCCACGCGGCCGCGCTCGGCTTCGGTATGGACGATGTCGATGCGGCATGGCACGTCTAGGCGGCCGCCGAACCGGGCTACTCGGTGGATGGCCTGGATGAAATCGTTGAACTTGTCCGTGATGCCGGCGAAGATTTCGCGGTGGCAGTGGCGCTGGAAGTTGCAGCCGCTGCCGGCGATGATGGGTTTGGTGGACAGGATCCGGAACTCGCCATCGCTGAAGCCCATGATTCGGTCTTCGCGCTCTTCCAGTTCCTGCGTACCCCAGACGCTCACGGCTTCGGGGATCGCCTCCTGCAGCGCGTGACGTTCGTCTTCGAGGTCGTGCCAGACAATGAAGTGATCGTCTGGTGCCTCGGTGACGAGTTCTTGCACCTTCGCAACACGGGCCGGAAGGCTCTGCCGCTTCTCCTTGGCCGCGGCAGGCAAGCTCTGCGCGGTGTTTTGGATCAGCAGGCCCTGGCCGATCTTGTCGGTACCGGCCGCGGAATAGTCGCTCGGGATCTCGTGCCAGCGCACGTCCAGCACTGGCAAGACGTAGCCGTCATCGCTGTGGCCCAGATCGCTCGGCTTCGTGATGACGATGGCCCAGCTCGCCACCCAGAGCCAGAACTCCTGTTCCTTGTGCGGGTAGAGCGTGAGATTTCCGGCCTTCTCGCTGTCGCGCTGAAATAAGCGCGTGAGGGCCTGGCCGGAGTCCATGACACCGAGGTATGCGGCGTAGTGGATCAACTCCTTGTACCTGTTCGGGTCCGGAGTCGCTGTGAAAACGGACTTGAACTCGACAGGTGCGAAGGCGGGCAGGAACTCCTGATAGGTCTTGCTACCGTAACTGCGCAGCACGCTCGCCTCATCCAAGCCTGTTGCCCGGAAGCGGCTGGGCGTGACGTTGCCCTCTCGGACCGCTTCGTAGTTCGTCAGGTAGATGGTGGCGGGGTCATCGATCTCGCTGTCACGGCGGATGAAGCGCAGGTCGACCGCGCAGTCCCCGGTGAATCGCAGCTCGACCTCGCGGAAGAATTCCGTCCGGACACCCAACGGGATGACACCCATGCGGTAGGCATCCGGAAAGCGGAGCCCGACCTGGCGCAGCAACTCGAGATGCGCTGCCGTCTTGTGCAGGCCGAAGCTGGCAAAGCAGGCGCGGTTGCCGCCCTTCGCCATCCACTTGACGATGTCGCGGGTGTGCGGCTTCAGCGCCGGGTTGATGTCTTCCAGTGCAACGTCGAAACCCGTGCAGCTGGCCAGCTTGATCTTGTCGCGGAGGAAATCCGAATAGCGCGCCAGCTTGGCGGCGGCGGTTGTATCGACGGCTTGCTCCATCATGCGCTCGCCCAGCAGGTGGCCAGCGCATGCCGGCGATCAATGGCTCGCTGTACCGACGAGACCGAAACCTCGGGCTCGGCCGGTTCAGGGTTGAGCGCGTCGCGCCCGGCGGCCGTGACGATGAAGAAGGCGTGCGCGGAACGCGGTGCCGAGGGGTTCGAGCGCTCGATCAAGCCACGCGACTTGAGGCGAAAGGTCTTCGCCATCAGCAGCTGTTGGGAGATCCCTGTGGCCTTGGCGATCTGCGTGTAGCTGGCGCCCTCTTCCGAGCGCGCCGCCAGTTCGGCGATGGCACGCAGGATGGTGAGCATCTGGCCGCCGACCGTCATGCTGTCGCTCCCCGGAGAGCTTCGACCAGCACGCGCTTGTCGTGGCGCAGCTGGGCGACCTCTTCCTGTGCGATACGTAGCTCGCGCTCAAGCTCCGTCTCGCGGCGGCGCAGGCTCGCCAGGTCGTAGCCTCGGGCCATGTTCATCCAGAGTAGCGGCGCGTCGTTGCCGCAGTAGTCCATCAGGGCTGTGAACTTGGGCCAAACGACGCCCTCGCCGCCCGACTCCCAGCGTGACCATTGCGCCTTGTCCAGGGGCTTCCCGTCGACGCGCAGTGCGTCCATTGCTTCTTTCGGTTCCAGCCCCGCGGCCTTCACGCAGAGCCCGATGGCCCCGCCCAATGTCTTCTCGCGTGCGATCTCTTGGATGGTCACGGCGGAGGGGAATCCCAGTTGGTTCACAACGATCCTCGAATCAGTTGAGTGGTGTTGAGAGGCTTGCCGGCTCAAAACTGAGAGCCATGCAACCCACGAATTTCAGAAGCGCGACCGGCTGGTGCCACATCCACGAACTGGCCCTCGAACTCGTCGAGCGCCTGCAGGTCGAGCGCGTCCTGCACAGCGTCGTCGGCACGCAGAACGAGGTAGAAGGAGACGGCGCAGGCGATCAGGGCGACAACAGCAGCGAGGTGCTCCCCGGCATCGATGGCAGCCGCGGCGAGGCCGATGCAGACGAGCAGCAGCGCGGCGGCGAGAGTGAGTTGGGCGTGGGCAAAACGCATGGTTCAAGCCCTTCCCGCTTGGGCGCGACGTGTGCGCACCAGGTGTTCGGCCAGCTTCTGAATCTGGCTCCAGTCGTTCGCTTCGAGCGTGTCCGCTTCGCAGGTGCCTTGCAGGAACTGAATGCAGTTCTGCGCGGATGCACGTGCCGCAGATACGGCCGCCCATTCGGTGAAGACCTTGCGCATCACGTCCCGCTTGCTGGGCGCGTGGGCCTGGGTGGATGCGAGCTCCATGGGTCAGACCGCCTTCGGTTCCAGTTCCGGAAGCTCCTCCCCGCGCATCTCGGGCGGCAAGTGCTTGCGGGCGAGAACTGCGAGGACACGGTCTTCGATTCGCGGCGGGAGTTCGTCTGGCCACTTGTCGATGGCTTGGTACGTCACCCCAATCGCTGCGGCAGCTGCTGCGGTGGTCCCACCGAGCAGTTCAATGGCTTTTGACTTGAGCATGGCCGAAATTGAACCACAGTTCAAATTCGAAAGCAACCACAGTTTATTGATGCTTAGTCAGAATGCAACCATGGTTGAACTCGGCGAACGTCTGGACGCAGCGATGAAAGCGCGATCCGTATCCATCTCTCAGCTCTCTACAGCGGTGAAGATGTCCTATCAGGGCATCCGTAAGATCGTTCGCGGAGAAACCAAGGACATGGAGGCCGCGAACTGCAAGAAAATTGCGGATTACCTCAAGATCAACAGCGCATGGCTCGCCGCTGGCGAGGGGGAGATGGACCTACCGAAAGCACTTGACGCTCCCGCGGAGCCTCTGCCTGAGGGTGCCATCCCGACTGACCCAACAAAGCCCCATCGCATCTGGGTAGTCGGCAAAGGTGCAGGCGGCCTGCCAGAACGCATTTGGACCGATGGAGACCATCCTGTGGGCGTCACCGACCAATATGGCCTGGTCGCGAGTCAGGATCCACAAGCCTTCCTTGTTGAGGTCTCAGAAGAAAGCATGATTCCCGTGTACACGCCTGGGAACTTCGCCTTGGTAGAACCGGGCACGGAGCCCGAAGTCGAAGACGATGTGCTGGTACGCCTTTCCTCTGGACAGACAATGATCAAGCGCCTGCTGTCGCAGCGCGGCGCGTATCGTTTTGGGAGCTACAACAGCACTGCTGTGCTCCACTTTCGTTTCGAGGATGTAGATTGGGTGTACTACATCGCTCACCCAGTTCCACGGCGCAAGATCAAGAGTCATTGGTAGAGGGACCGCCCATGAAATTTTGGATCGCATCAGCTCTTCTGGTTGCAGCATCGCTGGTCCACGCGCAGGACTCACAGCAATGGGGGAAGGACACCCTTCAGGCTCTTGGCGCATGTTCCATGGTCGGCAGCTCGGCGAGGATCATGGGCACCGTTACTACCGACGACTTCCTCAAGTCCAAGGAATGCGCCGACCGAGAAATGGAAAAGGCGAAAGCAGCCTATTCGACCGTGTCACAGCAGCGCAAGCCAGCTGCTACTAGCGCCCTAAAGGACTATTACACCGCTTGGATTGCAGCAATGAAAGCGGTCCCCAGCTGGCTGGCCCAAACAAACTCCACAGCGAGCACCTCATACTCGACCACTAAGCAAAAGCTTGATGAACTGTGGGCCAAGTTCGAGATGGAATCAGGCACCTGATTCACCGGGCGACGTAGCCAACGTTGCGCGACTAGGTCACGGAAAAAGCCGCCCTTGAGGCGGCTTTTTCATTGGTCACCGATGCTCGACCGAACCATAAATTGAACCGTAGTTACAAAAATATTGCCTTCGAAGTTGAACCACAGTTGCACTACTGATTGAACTGTGGTTCAATTCTTCTCACGCCCTGCACTTCCGCAGCGGTGACGAGGAGATGGCAAATGCAGACACAGCGAATCGAACGGAGCCGCAGCCGCCGCGATGAGCGCCGCGAGCGGTTCGAGGCGAAGCACCACCCCGAAGTGGTGTTCGAGCCGACGGAAGACCAGGCGCTGGCAATCGACCGCGCAGGCAACGACCTGAAGCCGACGTCGGCTTACTACGAACGGCCGGACCTCTTCTCGCTCTCGCAGCAGAACCGAGGTGTTCTGTGAGCGCGGAAATCCTTGGCAGCGTGTCTCACGAAGACATGGAGCCGTACAGCACCACAAACGAGAGGCACTGCCACGGCACCAGCCACCTTGGCTCTTGGCACCTCCAGCGCATGCCGCATCAGCGGGGTTGCTGGTACGTGCAGTTCCACATCCGCGGAATGTGCGTCACCGGCTACGCCGTGCAGGACGACTTCGGCGCGCTGCAAATGGTGGCTGTATGAGCACGCGCGCCGCCCTCAACCACATCGCCAAGGTGGTGCTGCAGCAGAAGGTCGCGCCTGTGGCAATTGACCAGTCCATGCCGAACTTCATGTTCGACGCGCAGAGCGCATTGCCCGTCTTTGGCGATCACCAGATCAGCGTCGTCTCCTTCGAAGGCCACCTCGCGGACCTGAAGCTGCTGGAGTGGCGCGAAGCGCTCGCCGAACTCTTGCGCGACAACGGCGCCGACCTCGTCGATACCACCGACCTGCAGTTGGAGCCGCTGTCATGAGCGCGCAGCACACGCAACCCCGACCCAGCGTACCCGGCGCGGCGCAGGGCCTGAAGCCGTTCGGAGTCTTCGTCGGAGGTGCCGGCGTGGTCTGGCACCGCTCAGAAGAGGATGCGAAGGCCCAAGCCGCACAGCTGGAGTCCATAGGCTTCGACGTGATCGTTGCGCTGCATCCCGCCATCGCCAAGGCCACCAGGAGCGAATCATGACCACGATCAGCAAGCGCGACGCGGCGCTGCTGGTCGCCAGCATCCGCAATGCCAACGTGACCGGGCACGCGATTGCCGCACGTGTCGGCGGCGGCCACGATGCCGCGACGGCCGGCTTCGTCGGCGGATTGGAAAGCGTGCTGTCGCATTTCCTTCTCCGCAGCGGCTGCCCTGAAGCGGCAGCGGCGCTCAAGGGCGCGATGAACGACGCGCCCACCGATGCCGAGATCGCCGAGCACAACAAGGTGATCGCGGGCTACCGCACGAAGGCCCCGGGAGCTGCAGCATGAACAGCGTCATCCCCCACGTTCAGATCGACGGGCGCCACGTGACGGTCACCTTCGAGATGCCTTTCATGGAAGGCGATGTGTGTATCACGCCTCGCCACGGCCAGATAACGGCCGTGAACATGGTGCCCGATGTCCGCATCGAGATGCGGAACAACCTGCGCGACGTTCAAGCGTTCTTCGGAGGCGCCTGGTATTCGGCCGACCACACGCAGATGCACGGCGTGGGCGAGTTCCTGCCCGACATGGATGCCTTCCTCTCGTACTCGCTGCGTCATACACATGAAGTCTTCGAGAACAGCTTCACCTGGCTGCTGGGCAAGTTTGCAGGGAGGCCGGACGCCATTGCGGCGCTCACGGCGCGCCGTGTCGAACTGAAGGCCAGCGAAATCGCGACGGCGAAGGCCGAGATGGCAGCAACGACGCTGGCAAGCGCGCACCGCATCAACGCCCTCGAGGCTGAGCTTGCTGATCTGCAGGGAGCTGCATCGTGAGCCGATCCATGCGCGATCAACTCCGCTCGGTGCTGCCGAAGCGCACCGAGCCCGTCACCCCGTGGGCGCCATCGCGCCGTGCCGTGGCGCGCGTGAAGAACCCGCTTCCGGTGCCGGACAAATGCCCGAACTGTGGCTCGCCCGTCTGGATCGGCTCGAACAGTCACATCTACAACGGTCGCGAGTTCGGCGAATGGCCATGGGCACTGATGTGCACCGGCTGCGATTCGTACGTCGGGCTGCACCCGTTCACCGGTATCCCGCTGGGCACGCTGGCGACGCCCGAGATGCGCCGCGCGCGCAGCGCTGCCAAGGACGCATTCAACCCGCTCTGGCAGCAGGGCGGCATGACGCGCAGCGAGGCCTATGCCTGGTTGGCCAGTGCCCTCGGCATCGCCGATGTCGAGCAGTGCCACATCGGATGGTTCGACGTGACGCAGTGCGCAGCGGTCATGGCCGCGGTGAAAGCGAGGTCCGCATGAACAGCCTTTTCCACACGCCGCTGACCGCGCCGCGGCAATTTGTCGGCACCGTCGACGCGACGCACGACACCGTCCGTGCCACCGCTCGCACGCTCGAGCAGATGCAGGGCAACCAGCGCAGCGCAGTCGCCCTCATCGAGCCTATGCCCGACCCAGCGCACATGCATCGCGCGGCCGACGTAGCGCTCTACGCCGTCGCCGTGATCGGCATCGCGGTGGCTCTCGTCTTCAACAACTGGAGTCCGCTGTGAAGAAAACAGATCGTGAACTGCTCGAACTGGCTGCGAAAGCGTTCTGGGCCGACGACGAAGTCTCGACCCGCTTCGACGACAACGAGGAAGGGCTGCTCTACATCCACGCCGATAACCAAGACCACAACGGCCGGGACCGCGAGTTCGTCTGGAACCCGCTTGAGCATGGGGAACAAGCTCTGCAGATTGTGGCGAAGCTGAAGCTGCACATCGGCATGGAGTCGCATGTCGCCAATGCTTGGGCACCGACCGACTTTCGCAACTTCCAGACCGTGAACTTCGTTGCCTACGACGAAGAGGCGGCCCTGCGGCGCGCCATCGTGCTCGCGGCTGCGGCTGCCGGCGAAAAGGTGCCGTCATGAGTCGCGCCCGCCCCCACTACTTCCCCGACGACACGCCAGAGCCTGTCGCACAGCCGTACTGCGCCATCGATGAGCTGCTTGACCTGATCGCGGTCTGGCTCAGGGCCTTCGGCATCGGCGTCCTCGCGTTGGTCTTCCTCGCCCTCTTCTTCCCTTCCGTTTTCAACCTCTTCCGCTGAAAGGTTTCCAGTGAGCAACGTTCTTGCCATCAACCAGCAGCCCGGCAGCGCACTCGCGCTGACCGAAGGCGAACTCATCGAGGTCTTGCAATCCTCGCTCTATCCCGGTGCTTCGATTCCGTCGATCAAGATGGTCATCGGCTATTGCAAAGCCGCAGGCCTCGACCCGATGAAGAAGCCGGTCCACATCGTTCCGATGTGGGACAGCAAGGCCGGCCAGATGCGCGACGTCGTCATGCCCGGCGTCGGGCTGTACCGAACCGACGCGGCCCGCACGGGCAACTTCGCCGGGCAGTCGGAGCCGGAGTTCGGCCCGATGGTCACCGAAAAGCTCGGCGGAGTCGAAGTCACCTATCCCGAGTGGGCGAAGGTCGTCGTGAAGAAGTCCATGGCAGGGGGCTTCATCGCAGAGTTCACTGCGATCGAGTACTGGATCGAAAACTACGCTGTGAAGGGTGGCAAGGAAAAGTCGGTTGCCCCGAATTCGATGTGGATGAAGCGGCCGCGCGGCCAGATCGCGAAGTGCGCCGCCGCGCAAGCGCTGCGCCTGGCGTTCCCCGAGGGCGGCGCTCAGCCGACGGCCGAGGAGATGGAAGGCAAGTCGATCAACGACTTCCAGGGCACCACGATTGATGCCGACACCGGCGAGGTCACCAACGGCAAGGGCGCCGAAAAGAAGCCCGCTCTGCCCACCCAGGGCGATGAAGAGTTCGCCAAGAACATGGTGATCTGGACCAAGGTCATCAAGTCGGGCAAGAAGGATGTCGACGGCGTGCTCGCGACTGTCGCCACGGTCGCCACGTTGACCGAAGCTCAGATCCAGGCCATCAAGAACATCCCCGCCGAACTCGCCAAGGCTGCAGCAGCCAAGGCCGCCGGACCGACGTTCGCTCAGATCGCCGATGCCATCGCCAAGGCCAACGACGAAGACGCGCTCGACGTCGCCGCCAGCCTGATCACCGAAAGCGCCATCCCCGACGAGCAGCAGCGCAAGGAACTGCTCGCCAAGTACGACGCGCGCCGCGCAGAACTCAACGCCGAATAAGGGACCATCGCCATGCAGACCCACGACCTCATTCAGGGCAGCGATGCCTGGGACCAATTCCGCCTCACGCACTTCGGTGCCAGCGAAGCGGCCGCCATGCTTGGCCTGTCCAAGAAGACCACGCGCAACGATCTGCTGCGCATGAAGAAGACCGGCATCGCCAAGGAATTCAGCGACTGGTTTCAGAAGAACGTCCTGGACCATGGTCACGCGGTCGAAGCACCGGCCCGCCAAATCATGCAAGCAGTGATCGGCGAGACGCTCTATCCGGTCACCTGCTCCGATGGCGAGATCTCCGCATCCTGCGACGGCCTGACGATGGCCGAAGACATCGCCTGGGAAAACAAGCAGTGGAACGAGGCGTACGCAGCGCTGGTCATCGCCGGCCAGGTGCCGGAAGAGCACCTGCCGCAGTGCCAGCAGGTGCTCATGGTCACCAAGGCGGAGAAGCTCTACTTCTCCATCTCTGACGGCACGCGCGAGCGCACGGTCTGGGTCGAGGTGTTGCCGAGCCCGGAATGGTTCGCTCGCATCCGCGCCGGCTGGCAGCAGTTCGCGATCGACCTGGCCACCTACACGCCGGCCGAGAAGGTCGCGGCAGTGGTGGCCGCGGCACCGGAAACGCTGCCGGCCGTGTCCGTCCGCATTCAGGGTTCCCTGGCCGTTGCCAGCAATCTGCCCGACTTCGGCACTGCGCTGCGCGCGTTCATCGGCCGCATGGTTCCGAAGCCTTCGACCGACCAGGAATTCGCGGATGCGGAGGCCGAATGCAAGGCGCTGAAAAAGGCCGAAGAGGCGCTCGACGCATCCGAGGACAACGCGCTCGCCGAGCTGACGGACGTGGACGCGATGCGCCGCACCGTTGCCGACCTGCGCAACCTGGCGCGCACCACCCGTCTGGCGCGCGAGAAGATCGTCGCAGCCGAGAAGGAGAACCGCCGTGGCGAGATCGTGGCCAGCGGCGTCTCGGCGTTGCGCGAGCACATCTCCGCGCTGAACGCCCGGCTCGGCAAGCCCTATATGCCAGCCGTGACCGCCGACTTCGCCGGCGCCATCAAGGGCAAGAAGAACCTTGACAGCATGCAGGATGCCGTGGACACGGCGCTTGCGAACGCCAAGATCGAAGCCAGTGGCATCGCCGACCGCATCCAGATCAATCTGGGCACGCTGCGCGAGCTCGCCACCGGCCTGCCGCAACTGTTCCCCGACACCGCGCAGATCGTCCTCAAGGCGCCTGACGACCTGACTGCGCTGGTCAAGACCCGCGTGGCCGAGCATCAGGCGGCCGAGGCGAAGAAGGAAGAGGACCAGCGCGAGAAGATCCGCAATGACCTGTCGATGTCCGAGATTCAGGGCATCCAGCAGCAGGTGATGATCGCCACGCTCGGCCGCGCCGGCGTGCGCGTGGGCGGCACCATCGAATGCATCCGCGACACTTTGGCCGAGACCGAGGCCTGGCCCATCGACGCAGAGCGTTTCGGCTCGCTCGCAGGCATGGCGCAGCAGGCCAAGGAAACGGCTGTCGCGGAGATCCGCGCGCTGCTCGACAAAGCCGAGACGCGTGCAGCCGCCGCTCCGGCGCCCGCAGCTTCCCCAATTACAACTCCCGCCGCCGTCGCGCCGCTGTCGGCAACGCCAAGTAGCGCCCCCGCCGCTGCGCCAGCGCCCGCGGTGATCGCCATGCCTGTGCGCGCGGCCACCGCACCACTGGCTCACCCGACGCTGAGCCTCGGCCAAATCAAGGAGCGGATCGCCCCGCTGCTGATCAGCGCCGAGGGCCTGTCCATGCTGGGCTTCATCGGCCTCAAGGAACGCGGCTCGGTGCTGTTCCACGAATCCGACTTTCCCCACATCTGCGCAGCGCTCGTCGCGCACGTGCAAGCCATCCAGGCCAAGCAGGCCGCCTAACCACCCGCAACTACAGGAGCACCACCATGCCCAAGACCTACGCGGCTCCGGCCGCTTTCTCCGAGAAAGAGTTCGTCGCCATCCCGATGACGCCCGTGGAATCCAACCAGGTCGCTGCCATCGGCTACAGCGCGGAGCGCAAGACGCTGCAGGTGACCTTCACCCGCGGGCCCGGCCACATCTACCAGTACCCGAATGTCGAGCCGCAGCTGCACGCCGACTTCATGGCTGCCGAGTCGAAGGGCAACTTCTTCGGCAAGCACATCAAGCCGCTTGCCTTCGACAAGTTCCCCGCGCCCGTCGCGGCCTGACATCCCTTTTCGGGCGCGCCTGGCTGGGCCATCTCCTCCTCCCTCCGTTCTGCATTCCCAGCCAGCGCCGAGCAATCGGCCGCCCTCTTTCTCTTCCAACTTTCGAAAGGCTCCAATGCTCGAACTGCTCGAACCCACCACCGTGAAGCTCTCCAACGTCCAGACGCGTGTGGAGAAGCACGGCGACGAAGAAGTGATGGCCATCGACCTCGCCGTCGCCTGGAACACGAACAACCGCTCACTGACGGCGATTCAGAAGCAGTTGCGCAACGCGCTGTTCTGCAACCTGGCACAGGAGATCGACAGCCCGCAGGCCGAGATGGACCTGCCGGTCGACGAGATGCCGAACGTGCGCGTGCCCGGCATGGACTACCCCGTGAAGCTGGACTTCCAGCAGATCGGGGCCCGCGTCGAGGTCGCGTACGGCATTGACGAAACCACGGCCATCGTGCTGCAGCTGTGCAAGGTGCACAAGTTCCGGATCACGCCCATCGAAGGCGGCTCGGCCGAGGTGAAGTTCGCCATCTCGTCGGCATCCGAAATCGATGACCACATCATCGGCACGCTCTCGGTGCTGCAGCAGCGCGACATCTCCATCCAGCTGACCATGCCCGAGGTCGAGCAGCCGGAAAAGAAGCTTACCGAGCAGGACGTGTTCCCCGGCGCGCCGCCGAGCGAGCCCGAGAAGCAGCTCACGCCCGAAGACGTGTTTCTCGGTGCCCACGCGCCCAAGGACACGGACGGCGCAGGCGAGGAAGCCTGAAGCATGGACTTCACCGTCATCCCCATCGAGAAGGTGAAGGCCGCGTTCGCGCGCGCCCTCGACCTAACCCCAGACCGTGAGATTGCGGTCTCCGCAGTCGCGCAGTCTCTCGGCATCACCGCCGAGGCCGTGCGCGAGGTCGTCAGCCCATCCGAGGAAGCACACACAGCATGAAGCGCGACGACTTCACCCTGCCCATCGGCTTCGCCGACGAGTTGATCATCGATAACTTCGCCGGCGGTGGCGGCACCAGCGAAGGGCTCGAGCAGGCCTTCGGCCGGCCGGTCGACATCGCGATCAACCACGACCCCGAAGCGCTGGCCATGCATGCGGCCAACCACCCGCACACGAAGCACCTGTGCGAGAGCGTCTGGGACGTGGACCCGATCAAGGTGACCGGCAATCAGCCGGTGGGCCTGGTGTGGCTTTCGCCGGACTGCAAGCACTTCAGCAAGGCCAAGGGCGGCAAACCGGTCGAGAAGAAGATTCGCGGCCTGGCCTGGGTGACCCTGCGCTGGGCGGCGAAGTGCAAGCCCCGGGTCATCATGTTGGAGAACGTCGAGGAATTTAAGACGTGGGGCCCGCTGCTGATCGATGCCGACGGCAACGCGAAGCCGGACCCGGCGAAGAAGGGCAAAACCTTCGACAGCTTCGTGCGCCAGTTGCGCCAGCACGGCTACGACGTCGACTGGCGCGAGCTCCGCGCGTGCGACCTCGACACGCCCACCATCCGCAAGCGCTTCTTCATGGTGGCGCGCCGCGACGGCATCAAGATCGAATGGCCTGCGGCGACGCACGGCCTGCCCGACAGCCTGGGCGTGCGCACCGGCAAGCTGAAGCCTTTCCGCACGGCAGCCGAGTGCATCGACTGGAGCATCCCCTGCGCGTCGATCTTCGAGCGCAAGAAGCCGCTGGCCGAGGCCACGCTGCGGCGCATTGCCAAGGGGATCATGCGGTACGTGGTGGACGCGGCCGACCCGTTCATCGTGAACACCGCGAACAGCAAGACCACCGGCCGCGGCCCCAACAACTGGGCGGGCGAGGAGCCGCTGCGCACCGTGACCTCGTCGCCTGGCTTCGCAGTGGTGGCGCCGTCCATCGTGCCCGTCACGCACCAGGGAGGCGACCGCACCGAGGACATTGGCGAGCCAATGCGCACGGTCACCAGCGCGCACCGCGGCGAGAAGGCGCTGATGGCCGCCACGCTGGTGCAGACGGGCTACGGTGAGCGCGAGGGCCAGGCACCGCGAGCACTCGACATCGAGAAGCCGCTCGGCACCGTGGTGGGCGGCGCGGCCAAGCATGCGCTGGTGCATGCGTTCCTCACCGAGCACGCCAATGCCAGCAACCAGCGCAACATGCCAGTGGACGAGCCGTTGCGCACGGTCTGCGCCCAGGTCAAGGGCGGCCACTTCAGCATGGTCTCGGCCGTGCTGACGGGCGTGGGGGGCCGTGCTGGACAGAGCCGGCCGCGCGGCGTGGATGAGCCCACGGCGACCGCCACCTCCAAGTACGACACTGCGGTCGTCACCGCCTTCATGGCCCAGCACAACTCCGGCAATGACGGCCACGCGATGGAAGAGCCGGTGTCCACCATCGTCGGTAAGGGCTGCACGCAGGGCCTCGTGACGGCGCACATCACGAAGTTCCGCACTGGCGCTACGGGCAGTTCGCTCGACGAGCCGTTGCACACCGTGACCGCCGGGCCGAAGGAAAACCCGGCTGGTGCCGCACATGCTATGGGCATCGTGACAGCGAACCTTGTGCACATGGGCCACGGCGAGGGCACGGACGGAACAAAGAGGTTCAGTCACGGCATCCGCAGCGTTGAGGTGCCGCTGAACACTGTCGCCGCTTCTGGCGTGCCCGCAGGCATCGTGACCAGCAGCCTCGTGAAGCTGCGCGGCACCAGCTCGACCGCCAGCATGGAAGAACCGCTGCACACAGTCAGCGCCGGCGGCCAGCACCATGCCGAGGTGCGCGCCTTCCTCGTGAAGTACTACGGCATCGGCGACAACATCCCCGAGCTTTCCGACCCTATGGCAACTGTCACTAGCAAGGATCGATTCGGGCTCGTCACGATTCAGGGCGTGGACTACGAGATCGTCGACATCGGCCTGCGCATGCTTGCGCCGCGGGAGTTGTTCCGGGCCCAGGGCTTCGGCGACGACTACATCATCGACAGCGTGCCCGACTGGGAGAAGCTGTTCGTCGACGGCGAGCAGGTCGAAGACATCTACAGCATTCCCTGGCGGCCGCTCACGAAGTCTTCGCAGGTCCGCATGTGCGGCAACTCGGTGTGCCCGCCAATGGCCCGCGCGCTGATCAATGCCAACTTCGCGCACGAGGCGCTGATCCCAGGGAGGGCCGCCGCGTGATCACCGACCGCCACATGGCCCGCGTGTACCTCGCGCAGGCCCGAGCCACGCCGCATGCGGGCTGGCGCGCCACGCTGCTCGCCTGGGCCCGCCGTCGTCGCGTTGCCGGGCGCCGCGGGCAGCAACTCAGCCTGTTCTCGGAGGGCGCGTGATGTCAGTCCTCAAGGTCGAACTGCGCCTGCAGCGTGCGGATGATGCGCGCGATGTCGGCGCGGTGCGTGCCCCGGTCGCTGACCACGGGCACGGTCCAGCTCGGGCCGTCGTCGCCACTGACGCCGGTGCCGACCACGCCGCCACGGTGAACGTCGGTCGGCTGGCCGCGCAGCTCGGGAATCGCCTCGATACGCTCTATCAGCAGTTGCTGCAGCTGCTCGGCGGTGCGGGCCGGCTTGGCCATCCGCTAGGCCGCCAAGTCCCACCGGGCCTGCACGGACTTCATGCAGTGCAGCACCCAGCCCTCGTAAGGGGCGGCGTTGGTGAAGACCGCCATGCTCCAGTTACTGCCCTCCGGCTCGCGCACGCCTTGAGCGTATGGCGTCGGCAGCGGCACGCCGATCTCTGCTCCGTCGTCCCTGACCGCTTTTCCTTCGTGGATGAGGCGGTGAACCTCGTCACGAATTTCCTCCGCTGTGTGCACTTCTCTCGCAGCAGTGGCCATTTGCGTCTCCAGTTTGTGAGGCCCGCAGTATGAACCTCCTCGACACCTCCCCCCACCCTGTGCGCGGCAAAGAGATCCAGGCCGTGCAGATGCACGCGCAGCAGCTGGTCGACTACGCGCGCCAGCACAACCTGGTGGTGACCATCACCAACGAACCCCAGCAGCCTCTGGCCATGGGCAACTACGTGCCCATCATCGACGTGCGGGAGGCCCACCGTGGCAGCTGACACGAAGATCGAATGGTGCGACCACACCTTCAACCCGTGGATCGGATGCACCAAGGTTTCCATCGCGGCCACGGGCGGCGGCGGTTGCGACGGCTGCTATGCGGAAGTCAGCACGCCGGTGCGCGTGCTGCGCGGCAAGGGCACCGAGACGTGGGGCCCGCATGCCGCACGCCATCGCACGAGCGCTGCGAACTGGAAGCTGCCGCTGCGCTGGGATGCGCAGCATGAAGCCTTCGCCGCCCAGCACGGCCGGCGCCAACGCGTTTTCTGCGCCAGCCTCGCCGACGTATTCGACAACGCGATAGATCCGCAATGGCGTGTCGACCTGTTCAACCTCATCCTCTCCACGCCACATCTGGACTGGCTGCTCCTGACCAAGCGAATCGGCAACGCCGCACGCATGATCGACGAGACGCTTCCGGACAACATGAAGGCACTGCCCGCAGACTGCCCTGTCGCTTGGCCCTGGCCGCACGTCTGGATCGGCGCCACCATCGTGAACCAAGCCGAGGCCGAGCGTGACATTCCCAAGCTTCTGGCCGTACCTGCTGCGAAGCGCTTCTTGAGCATGGAGCCGCTGCTCGGGCCCGTGGACCTGAATGTCATCGACATCAATGGCTACGGCGAGATCTATCCGCTGCGCGGCACGCCAGATTGCGAAGACGACGATGGCGAGCCTGCGCCTGACTTGCCGGCCCTCGACTGGGTGATCGTCGGCGGTGAGAGTGGCCCCAGCGCGCGGCCGATGCATCCTGACTGGGTGCGTAGCCTTCGCGACCAGTGCGCGGCGGCCGGCGTGGCCTTCCTGTTCAAGCAGCATGGGGAGTGGGCCACCACCGTGTCGGTGTCGCACCTGCTGGCGCCGCAGACATGGGTATGCACCGACGGCCGCACAGGGACCGAGGCTGAGGCCATCGCGGACGGCGGCTCCTGGGCCGGCGCTTTCAAGGTCGGCAAGAAGGCTGCCGGCCGCCTTCTCGACGGCCGCACCTGGGACCAGTTCCCCGAGGAGAACCGCCATGCGTGAGCGCCCCATTCTCTTCAGCGCGCCCATGGTGCGCGCGTTGCTCGACGGCACGAAGACGCAGACGCGGCGAGTGATGAAGCGTCAGAAGCGGCATGCCTTCACCGACTACACGCTGTTCGGGCAGCGTGGGCATTCGGACGACGAGGCCGCGCGCCGCGGCGGCTGGGCGCAGCCCTGGGTAGCCATTGAGCACGCGCCCGACTGGCCGGACGGCCAGGAGGATCAATGCCACTGCCCTTACGCACGAGAGCGAGGCGACAGGCTTTGGGTACGCGAAACGTGGGGTTTCAACCCCGACTTCCCGGGAATGCACTCGCAAGCCTGCTTCCGCGCCGACACAGGCCATGAGCATGACGGCATCCGCTGGGTGCCAAGCATCCACATGCCGCGCGTCGCAAGCCGCATCGAACTCGAGGTGACCGACGTGCGCATCGAGCGCCTGCAGGACATCAGCGAAGCCGACGCCCGGGCCGAGGGCTACAGCATCGGCGCACCGCCGTGCCGCGACGATCCGCTGGGCTGGTACCGCAGCCTGTGGGAGCAGATCAACGGCGCCGGCAGTTGGGACGCTAACCCGTGGGTGTGGGTAGTCGAGTTCCGGAGGGTCAAGCCGTGACCTATTCCCACAGTTTGGCGATGTACGGCCAAGCGGAAATCATCAATGCTGCGACGGAGATTCCCACTGCCGCGCGAGACCACCTTGCCTGCGACTCGGCCGCGGTAGCACTGCGCGCCAGCAATTGCAATTCCCGCTCAGCTTGTGCTGGCGCCGCCAGTTCGTCGTACTGCACCAGCCACGCCTTCGCCCAACGCGCGTTCTCGCCGGCCATCTGGCCCGACTGCACCGCTGCGCGCAGGGTGCCGATGGTCCGTCCTGGCGCGGCGAGCCAGTTGTCCACGTCCTTGTATGACCCGAATGCCATGGCCGTCTCTCCCCAAAGGAAATGGCAAGTATGACTACACCAGGCTTCGGTGCCTTCTCCAGCGCGGTTGCGCGCGCCCAGGCTGAGGTGCGCAAGCAGCACTGCCAGCCACCGACCTACCGCCCGGCCGAGACGGCGCGGGGAACCATCCGCTGCACCCGATGCGGCGGCAACTTGACCTACGTCGCCAGCGCGGTCGACGGCCGAACCACCGGCCGCTGTTCGAGCGCGGGCTGCCTCCAATGGAAGGACCTTGCATGACCTCCGAATCCCACCCCACCCCCTCCAGAGAGACTGCAGAGATTGCAGGGCATACACCCGGGCCATGGCGTCAAGGCAGTGACCGGCTGCAATCACCTGAGTTACCCACTGAAATCTATGCGTCCAACGGCTACTTAGTCGGGCGCTGCAATGCTGGCAACTCCCATGGAAAGAAAGGCTTGTCCGAGCATCGCACCGCCATCAAAAACGCCCGAATGATGGCTGCGACGCTTGAACTGTTGGCTGCATTGCAGATCGCTGTACGCCAGAACAGCCACGACATGCTGATGACCGGCGAAGAACTGCGTCAGTGCGAGGCAGCCATCGCCCGCGCCACTGGAGACCAGAAATGACCCGCATCCGTTTTCAAGAAGTCGCCATCAAAGCAACCCACCGTTGGGTGGACGCAGATGGAAAGAAGCGCCAGGAGACTCGGAAATTCTGGCAAACCATTTCGCCATTCAACAAACGCCCTGACGGTACTTTGAAGACCGAAGCGGACATCGAACGCGAGATCACCGCGCAACGTGACGCATGGCTCGCCACTGGAGACCAGCAATTATGACCACCAACGACAAGACTGTAGGCGAGCGCTTCTGCAACAAGTGCGGCTATTGGGGTCCTGATGTGTTGCACCAACGACCGAACGGCTCAGGTCAATGCGGCTATCTCTCATGCCTCACCACCCCCAGCAAAGAGCCGGCCGGGGCGGTGGCGGCAATGCCTGCTACTACGGGGAGACGGCCGCACGATGATGCGCATCCAGAAGGCTATTTGGAAAGCGATCAATCGTGGGCAATGGAAAACTGGGAGGCTGTACGCTGGCTTGCTGACAACCATGTGGCGATTCGCCGCACCCTCGCCGCACCTGGGGCCGCTATCGATGCGCGCGAGCAATCGGCCTGCGCAAAGTGCAGTTCGCCTAACGACTGCACGCGCCTTGGGTGTGCCGCCCTCGCATCGCGCCCCGAAGCACCCCCAGCGAGCGCCTCCCCCGCAACGGTGGCGCAGCCGGCATTCTTCGCCAGCCCCGAGCAGGCAAACGCACTGCAAGACCGGCCCGGCGACAACGAAGGCGGGGTCTATCTTCCAGTGCGCAAGACCGAGGCTGGCAAATTCACCATGCCGCTGTACGCCGCCCAGCCCTGCCCCTCTCAGGGATGCGGGGTTGAGGGAGAGGCGCTGGATGCTCAAAGCATCATGTTTCTGGTCTATGAATACGCTCAGGTCAGCGAGGGCATCGACGCTGCGGAGGGCGAAAAGCGTACCGAGCAGCGCAGAGCCATGCAGGCAAAGGGCGCCGAAATTCGTTCGGCACTCGCCTCCCTCACCACCCCCAGCAAAGAGCCGGCCGGGGCGGTGGCGGATGAGAGTTTTGCCGACCGAGAGCGCGAACTGTCATTTCAGGCATTCCAAACGATCCGACCACCGATGACTCGCATTGCTGGCGTGAGCCCCGGTGTACTGGAACGCGCAGCTAAGCGATCTCTCGCTGCACCTGGGGCCGCAATCGATGCGCGCGAGCAGGAGGTGCCTTCTTCGCATGTGCCACTTCCATGGAGCTTCCGGCGCATGAAATCCCACGTCGCAATAGAGGCCTCCAATGGCGTCCGTGTCGCGGAATTGCGTTGGGTTTCTCGTCCCGATGGCTCGACCACCGAAGACGTTGCCAACTTCATCATCCAACAGGTGAACAAATGACGCACCCCTGCCAATGGGACTATGACGCTGCAGTCGAATCGCTGATGCGCCTCCCTCCTAAGTCTTCGATCTTCCATGAGTTTCTGGCGCAGATCGCCATGGACCCTACCAGTGGTCCGGTGTATCGGCTTACCGCGCAGGGACGCGGCGCTCTCGATGAATTGCAAACTGCCTTCTTCGCGAAGCTGTCGATGACCGATGAAATGCGCTCCTTTATCGAGGGAATGTCGGTCTCGGTGGACGTTAGCACTGGCGACGATGACGCTGGGAATCGCTACTTCGGCACCGTCACGGAGGTGATGGACGACAACGCCGACAAGCACGGCGTCACACTGCTTGTGCAAAACGCGGAGCCGAATTTTGCCGCCCTCGCATCGCGCCCCGAAGCACCCCCAGCGAGCGCCTCCCCCGCAACGGTGGCGCAACCAGCGGCCAAGTATTCGGACAGCACCCCAAGGCTGCATGTCGGCGATTCTGCATTCGAGGACTGGTATCAGAACTACCTGCCGAACAGCGTGGGCCACAAGCAGATCGCACGCGACGCCTACGCTGCCGGCATGGGCGATCCGCTGGTGATGGCACGAACCGCCCAGCCCTGCCCCTCTCAGGGATGCGGGGGAGCAGGGAGCGAGGCGGCACGTACCCACAAGGATTGCGCCATCGAGCACGCCGAGTACATGGCGACGACTGCAGAGGGCCTGATCGAGGCCGTGAACGACTTGGCCAAGGCTGAGCAAGAGCAAGACGATGGTCTGGCAAACCCTTCCGACGTGAACGCCGCTCAAGAGACGGTGTGCGAATTCCTAGGCACGTTGCGCAATCGCATCTACGAATTTCGAAAGCGCAAGGACCGCGCCGCTCTTAAGGGCGCTACTCCTGGCGGGGAGGGAGCGAGCGAATGATCGACCGCACATACCGCTGCAACTTGTGCCGCGATAAGCACGAGCGCCAAGACACGGTTGGTCTGCACTGGCAGGACTGGCCAGCGAAGGGATGGATCGAGAAGCCCTCCCAAGAAACCGAAAACCACCTGTGCATGCGCTGCCTTTCCAGCATTCAGGCTCTGGCGCCGCGCTGCGGCCAGGGTTTCGAATGCAACGGCGGCCCAACTTGCGGGAGCGACCACAAATGACCATCACCGCCTATCCGCTGGTCTGGCCAACACTCCGGCCGCGCACCGCCGACTGGAAGGTCGAGCGCTCCAACTTCGATCGCAAGCGCACGCTGGCCACCGCGCGCGACATGCTCATCAACGAGGTGAAGCTGCTGCGCGGCGCCGGCCTGATCATCTCCAGCAACATCCCGCTGCGCCTGGACGGTCTGCCGCGCTCTGGATACGCGGCGCCGCGCGACGCCGGCGCGGCTATCTACTTCAAGCGCGATGGCCAGGACATGGCTTTCGCATGCGACCGGTGGAACCGCGTGGAAGACAACATCTACGCCATCGCCAAGACCATCGACGCGCTGCGCAGTATCGCCCGCTGGGGCACTGGCGACATGCTCAAGGCAGCCTTCACCGGCTTCACCGCCCTGCCTGCGCCCATCGTGGCCGGCATGAAGCGCCACTGGCGCGACGTGCTGCAGTTCGGCAACGGTGCGCCAACCCGCGAGTCGATCACCTCGCGATACCGGATCCTGGCCAGCACTGCGCACCCAGACAAGGGCGGCAGCACCGCGGACATGGCCGAGCTCAACCAGGCGCGCGACGACGCGCTGAAGGAATGCACATGACTACGGCCGCCTCGAGCCCCATCAAGCAGGCAAAGAAGGAGCATCCCCCGATGGTCCAGATTCGCCCACTGTACCTCGCGCGGCCGGACGCCGCCGCGTTCCTGGCTATCTCCGAAAGTACCCTCGACAACCTGGTGGCGCGTGGCGACCTGCCGAAGCCGCGCAAACTCAGTGCCGGCCGCACGGCATGGCTGGTCGAGGATCTGGAGACCTGGGGCCGCGAGCGTCCTGAGTCCGACCTGCTGCCGCCGAAGAACAGCGGCTACGGCCGCGCCGGCGCACCGGCCTGA